CAGTTCCAATTCGGAAAATCATTCCTCATGAATCATCGACGGGGGGCATTCCCCCAAGCATTACAAGGGGTGCTGTCGTATAAGGAGGTCCCCGTACACAGACTTTCACGCCCGACCTAAAGTTCAGCAACACCGTCTTCAAAACTATTGAAATAGCCATCATTAAAAGCCTTAGAATTATCAAAATCAAAACCAACAGAAACACCATAAGATTCAAAGCTATAAATAGTGCCACTAGAAGTCCAAGAATAACCGATAGAAATATAAATAGAAAGTGCCTTAGAATTTGCAATAGAAAACTGATAAAGATAAGCTTGTGCAATAAGAGCCATAGAAAAGATAGAAAGTTCTGCCCCGCTTATATTCAAAATTCCTTGAGTAATTGCAATATCAAAAGAATTAGAATAAGCACTTAAATTACTCTGTGTACAAATTCGAGTATTAGAATTTGCAATGTAAATCGAATAAGAAGTCTTGCTAATATTCAAAGTAATTTGAGTAATACTAAAAGCATACTCAATACAATCTGCATTAGCTTAAAATTAATTAGAGTAACATTAAGACAATCAGCATAAGCATTATCAAAATTCAGTGTATAATTTGCCAAAAATGTAAGCCGAAATGTGGTAACGTTGATTCTATTACAGATAATATTACAAGTAATATCAGAGTTACTCTAAGTAGTAATAGTATTAATACTACCGGTATTTATAATAACTTTGATGAGCCTTGTAATCCCCAGTAGGGAAATAGGTGTGGAAGGGAGCAACATTTTGCTATTACTCATGGTTATTCTAGTATTACTAAAGATACTTCTACCACTGCAAAACTTATGAATCTTACTCATGCTTATTCAAAATATATTGAAGATGCTTATACCAACTCTGATAATACGGGTGATGATGCGGATGTTCCGCGCGTCACCAGTCCTTCTTCCCTACTGGGGTCTGCTGATCGTTACAAAGCTCCTAGAGTTGGTAGTTGCAAAGCTATTCAAGATAGTATTGTTACTCTAAGTATTACAGATGCTTTTCGTAGCTTTGTTACATTTTGTATTGAGCGGGGTGGAACTCCTATATATACTCTAAGTTTACTTAATGTTACTCTAAGTATTACTAAAGATACTTAAAGGAACTTAGAAGGGCATATACTTACTAAAGGTAATACTATTATATTTAAAGCTATTTTAAGTAGCTTCGGGGTGCTTTGTAAAGGAGAGAAGAGGGAGGAAAAGAGAGGGAGAGAAAAGGGGAGAAAAGAGGGGGACTATAGGGGGTAATAAGAGGGGATATGAGTAGGTGAGTATTGGTGGGTGATAAGAGGTTTATTTGAATATAATTAAAATACATATTACGGACGGACGAATTTGAAGTAGTAATACTGTCATTGATATTACCTTTGGTAATCTTTATATATATCTTTATATATATCGCAAAACTCTGCATAGCGCACACGTGCGTGCGTGTATATAGACAAAGGTATGAATGTGGTAGTACTGCGAATGCTTTGCATATTGATTCGAAGCATTTAGAAGAACAAGGCACTGCGTGCGTGGCTGCAAATCCGGGTGAAGACGCTAGTACTATTGAGATTTCTATTGAATACTGCCTTTGAAACAGAAAAATATAAGGTTTAGAAAAAGATATTCAAGTAATCCCTTGTAATATCCAATTTATTTATATCTTTGTGAGTGACCTTTTACCCATAATGAAGTCGGGAGTACTGACTACTGCTGTAACTGAAGACATCGCTGCTATTGTTGGTACTCCCACTATTATTAATGATAATTCTATTACTCTCATTTTATACTTTGTTTCACATTGAGGACGTGTTGGATAAAGATTTTCCGTTTTTGTCATTTGCCCTTTTGAAGACCGTCCTCCTTTTAAACCTACTATGTACACTGTTACAGTTAGTGCTACGTTAATGTTGTATAATATTACCTTTTATACTGACGCAGGTCTTTGTAGAGGTTATGAGATTGTGCCTATTAACATTGATTATCTTATAAAGTAAATTATTTAAACTATGGATTCAATTCAAACTAAAATCGAAGCTATTAAAGCTGATAAGAATAATCTTAAAACAGCTTGTGTTGCGCCGGGTTCTCTTTGTAATATTAAGGTTAGCGAAGGTCGAGTTATTATTGCAAATCAATATAAGATGTCTCCGCTTGAAGTAACTGATGTTATGAAAGTCGATAGAGAAGTTCCTAAAGCTACTTATTGTATTGCTATTCCTGACAATATTCCGCCGTATATGCTTGGACGTGAAGTTGTTCTTGATATGTCTTATGGTGGCAAAGGTGTACCTCTAAGTCATAAGATTAAAAATCTTGACAAAAAGCTTATTGATGTTCTTGGTGGTGATGATAACTTTAGAGTTGTCGAAAATCGTCCGGGTCTTAAAGATCGTAGTAAGCTTATTGTTGGTGAAGATGGTAAAGTTGAATTTTGGGAATGTAATCTTATTTCTCTTAATCAAATTGGTGGTGTGATTTATTAATCCAATTCTGTTATGGCTAAAGGCGCTAGGTTATTTCCTCTTCAAGTCACGAGACTTTATGAGAGAATGGTTGCAGTTGTAGATCGTAAAAGAAAGGAACCTACTAAGATGTATTATAAGACCAAAAAAGGTCGTCATTTTATTGAACGTTATACTCCCGAACAGATTTGGTGTAGAGACTTTCTTACATTTATTCGTAATAAAGAAGATTTTGAACGTTTTCTAAATGATATTGCAGATAGTCAGTGGATGTCTATTCTTACTGCAATGCAACGTGTGGATAGAGAGATTGAAATACCTTCCTTTGGTAAACATTGGATTCATCCTGAAACTTATGATATTTATGCTGAATGTGGTTTTGATTTTAATAAGATGACTTCTTTACCATATGAATATATGAAAGAACGTCACAAAGCGTTCTATGAACGATTACGAAAGAAGCTATTCCTTAAACTTACTGATAAAGCAGCTTATGACGCAGATTATACCCAGAGACTTGCCGATCTTCTTCGACGAGGAAAAGCATAAATATACTGACGCTCTTGATAGAGAGTATATATCTACTACTACTATTATTGGTAAGTTTGTAGAACAAAAGGATTGGAAAGCTATTGCTGAAGCTTGTGCTAATATTGGTAGTCGTCCTGTTCCTCCTACTCATAGAAATTATAGTAAATATATTCGATATAGAGGTAAGACTGTTAAACAGATTCTTGCTGAATGGAAGATTGAAACTGAAAAGGCTTGTGCTAAGGGAACTGAAAAGCATAATTTCCTAGAACAATGCGTGAAAAGATGTAACAACTACTATTTAAATGCGAATGGTTTTATTGATGGTCGTATTTATACAGTAGATGATATTATAAGAACTCATAGTTATGGCAGACTTGATCTCGATTATTTTCGAGTTGTTGGTATTGCTGATAGGTATCCTCAAATTTACGAGTTTATTAAGGATATGACTTCTATGGGATTTGAGATCTATGCTGAGATTGGTGTTTATCATCCAGAATATTTGATTTCAGGTCTTGTTGATATTTTATTTGTTAAAGGGGATGAGTTCTTTATTCTTGATTGGAAAACTAATAAAGCACCTATTCGATTTGAAGGTGGATATTGGGCTAAGAAAGCAGATGGTACTATTGACTTGGATAAGTACATTGTTACTAATGAAACTATGTTGTTTCCTATAAATCATTTACAGGATTCTACTGGTATTCATTATTCTCTTCAATTAAGTATGTATGATTATCTGATTGAACAATGGGGGTTTAAATGCCTTGGTAATATGCTTTGTCATATTAGGACTATTGAGAATCCTTTGATTCCTGATGATATGCCACATGAAGAGGTTGTTACTTTTGTTGATATTAAATATCTTAAAGCTGAGGTTAAAGCCATTTGTGATTATAGACTTGCTCAATTAAATAAAGAACGTAAAGCTAATACCAATTTGTTTAACTATAATATCAAGTAAACTATGAGTGAATTAACGAATGCTTTAATTACTTATGATGACGTCATAGCTAAGACTAATATTGATGTTCTTCGTAAGATTGCTAAAGTTCATGACTTTGCTATCTTTGATAAAGGTAACTACAATCTGAACATTTGGGGTATTAGATGTAATACTGTTGATACAGGTACATTTAATGATCTTCTTCTTGTATTCTACAAAGTTAATGATGCCAATCCTAAGATGAATGGTAAATGGACTTATGATTGGTTTTCAATAACTACTGATCCTTCTGATTTAAATCTGATTAAACCTATAAATTCTAAAGGTTGTGCTATTTTAAAAGAAGGTCAATTTAGAAATGCCTTTAAAATTGGAAAGCATAAAGGCGATTATCCTGCACTTGTTCAAGTTAAACCTCTTCCACTTTATCGTGATAATAACCGAGATAATAAACTTGATTTATCTGGTCGTATTAGTTACGAGATGGCTGGTATTAATATACATCGTGCTTCTAAGTGGAAAATTATTCGTACTATCGGTCTTTATTCTGCTGGTTGTCAAGTTTTTGAATCTGTTAGAGATTATGAAGATAAATTTATGCCATTGGTAAATAAGGCTAAAGATTTATATGGTAATTCTTTTACTTATACTCTTACTAATATTAAAGAGTTCAAATTATGAAAATAGATTTTAAAGGGGTGTTGATAGCACTCCTTTTTTTAGCTCTATGTTTTACTAATATTATTCAATGTAATGAAGAAGAACGAATACCGACAACCGATATTTCTTATCATACTTTGGATTCTCTTGGTAGGGTTATTTCTGCTTTGGAGAATTACGCTATAAAACAAGAACGTCTTATAGATAGTCTCAAAGCTAATACAAATAAAACTATAATTAAATATGAAACAGATATTAAGAACTTCTCTGATGTTTATGTTATTTCTGATGATAGTATCACTCGATATATACGGCAGAGAATTGAAAGTCTCTAAAGATACTGTTATTACATATACTCTTGAAGATAATCGTAAAATTGCAATTCTTCTTAAACAAGGTGAATATGATGCAGCTTTATGTAAATCTTTAAAGAGCATTATTGTTAAGCAAGATACTCTTATTGATGGTTTGAAACATACTCTTTATACTCTTACGAATCAAGCGAACGTTTATAAGCAATCTATTGTTGAACTAGAAAAGAGTAATAAAGATATGATTAAAGATCTTAAGAAGTATATGCATCGTTCTGCTAAGTGGTCTAAGATCGGTGGTGTTTCTATTGGTCTTAATGTTATGTTTCTAACTTTATTGATTCTAATATGAAAATAGTTTTTCTTAATCCTTTTCTTCCTACTGATTTAAATGAGAAAGTAACATCTGTCAGTTTTAAGATTGGTTCTTTTGATTATATAGCTAAACACGCTAATGTCAAAACTACTGAAATTGATTTTGATAAACGTATCATACAAATCAATGATGCTTTAGATTCAACTGCATCTCTTAGAGAACTTGTTAGAGCATTCTTTATTATTGTTGCTTATGAGCTTAATTTAAATGCCGAATTTCCAAATAGCAAAAAAGCTCATCTTGATGATATTGCAATGGCTCATTTGAGTTTCTTATTTACTCATTGGTGGGATGATTCTACTTTTGATTGGGAATATAATACTGATTATCCTAAGAGTTTTAAGGTTGGTTCAGTTATCTATAGAGTCTATAATATGACTGAGGTTTCTTATCAATCTACTCAAGGAATACAATATGGAGTTTCTGATCACGTTCTTGGTTTAATCTATATTATCCTTAGAGATAGAAGTAAAGATATTCCTAGTTCTATAAGAACTCAAACGTTTTGGCATGAGTATGTTCACTGTTTATTTGTTCAAGCTAATGAAGATTATGCGAATGATATTGAATATGTTGTAGATGCTTATGCTACTCAAATTTGTGAATTTATGAGACAATTTTCAAAAATTAAAAATTAACATATAATTATGGATAAAGCTTTTATAACAGTTACTCCAGATACAGGCCAAAATAATGGGACTTTATCTGTTAATGCTGATAAAAATGAGAATTATGTTAGTAGATATACTACATTTAAAGTTGAGGGGGGGGGTATTACTAAATCTGTATCAATAGAACAAGATCCTAATCCTTATATTTATATTGATTGTGGATATATATTTTCTAATGCCAATATACAAGAACCTTATAAATTAACTCATGAGGGTGCTATTACAGTTTTGATGTTTGATGTAAAATTTGCTAATTTTATATTAAGCTCAAGGCATCTATTTATTATTAAAAATGTATCTAGCTTACAAGTTGAATTTAATAATCCTGTGATTAGTTCTGTAGATATTACTTCTGCTGGTCAGTCTTTCGGTAATATAACTTTAAATGGATTTACTACAGAGGTTGTTCCTAATTCTGAAGATGAAGGTACAGTATTATCTATTATAGACATAACTCCTGCTAAGCTTAATGAAATTGTTGCAAAGATAAATTCTGCGCGTGATGCTTCTACTACTGGGGGTATAAAGATAGCTATATTTATTAAAACAACTGGTACACAAGATAATTTAGTTATACTGATTAATGTAATTTAATATTATATGAAAAAATCTTTTATTACTGTAAGTCCTGATTCGGGGCAAAATGATAATATATTAAATATTGTTTGTGATAAAACGACTTTATCTACGAATAGAAAAGAAGTTCTAAATGTTACTGGGGGGGGGATATCTAAAACTATAGATATTTTTCAATCAGGTGTATTATATCCTATTATTGATTTAGGATTTATTATTGATGGTACTATTAGTGGAATAGATTTTGAAAAAAGATATACTGAATCTTCTAAAACTTTAGAAGCTGTATTTAATTATCCTAAGACTGCATTACTCTCATCTAATTATACTTATTTTGGTGTTTTTAATTTAGGTGCATTTAGACCGGAAGTTGTTATAACTACAGGTTGGTTTATTGATACTATTGAAATAACAGTAGTTGGTAATTCTCCTGAAACGTTTACTTATATGTCTGATGGAAGTACTTTTATTAATGACGGTCTTACCGGTGGTCAACTGGTATATCAGAATCCTTATAATTATAATTTAGTTAAAACTATGTTGGATGATATTAGATCTTTGGGAGGAGAGATTATTGTTACAATGAAGAGTTCTACTTTAGATCCTACAATTTGTATTTGTGATTGTATTATTAATCCATAAAATTAATTATGAAAAAAAATCATTTGTAACTGTTACTCCTGATGAAGGCATCGGAAATAAAATATTAAGTGTTGGCTGTGATGCTTATAATGATGCTGATGATTAAGAAGAAGATATTATTGTATCAAGAGAGATAGCTGAAACTATTAATTTGATTACTAATAATATATGGTAAAGTAATAGTTATTATAAAGATTTTATTTTGTCATTCTTATGTTTTGTATTTAAGAAGTAATTCTTATATTTGCCCATATCATTAAGTTGGTATGGGCTTTTTTGTTGCTCGTAATAAAACAGATAAAACTATTGGTTATGGCACTGCACGTATGGTTGGTTGAAGGCTCTAAACTTATTCTGAACGTAGAGCAAATTCTTAAAGTTCCTATTCTTGCTACTATTTATAATGATTGGCATAATGATAGAGAGCTTATGTATAAGATATTTAAGTTTATTGATTGTTATGCTGATGAAGACGGATATATTCATCGTAATGGTTTAAAAGATCAAAAGGCTTTTGATTATGCTATTGAGGTTGCTCAACTTAATTCAGACTTTAGACCAACTAAAGATATGATTGAAGCTATCAATTGGCTTGTTGAGCATAATATCAATTATGTTGGACAGATGTTCTTTGAAACTGTTAATGCTCTTCAAGCTGGTAAAGATCTTATGGCTGTTATGAATAAGAATCTTCGTAATGACCTAAAGAAAGACTCTTTTACTAAAGAAGAGATCGGTGGTATGCTCGGTTATATGCGTGAGATTACGAAGATGGGTAAAGACTTACCTAAACTTATTGCTGAACTTAAAGAAGCGGAAGATAATTACGTTAAGTCTAAACTCAAGAAAACTATTGTTCGTGGTGGTAAAGAGCTTGCTGCTTCAATGGATGTGCATAACAATATAGATAATGGTGTTGGTGGTGGAATAGATATGATTGATTAAGCTATGAATGGTAAATATGAGTTTTCACAAGATGCTATTGATAACTTTATGTTTATTCATGCTTATTGGAAAAATAGTTGTGATGGTATCAATGCTGCTCCTGAGAATAAATGGGGCTATAAACGTGGAGATATTCCTTTTATAGATTATCTCTGTGAAGATAAAAGTAAATATCTGAAAGCATCCGAGGGTATTAGTTATATTACTAATAAGCCTTTATATGATCCGGATAATGATTTTCTTATTGGTAACTCTGGTGGTATTCTTATGAATATTGATTTCATTGTTATTAATATAGAAAGACTTTCTAAAGCTGCTGATACTTTTGATGAATATGGTACGTATTGTGATTATGACCCTAGTACTCCGGCTTATGAATCATTTTGGCAAAGAGAAACATCTCGTCGTAAGAAAGGTGTTTTCATTAAAGCTAAACTTTATTATAAAGATATTCCTAAGTTCTTTGATGCTAATACTACTGATGAGGAACGTGAAAGTTTACTTCAACCTTTACGTATAACCGGTGCGCATTATACTTATCTTAATTATGGTCGTATTGAACGTACACCTAATGATAAAGAACGTGCAAGACTTAAACGTGAAGGTGCTGAACACGTTGAGACTGTTATGGGTTTTCCTCGTTATTGGGATGGTGACTATTGGAACTTCAAAATAGATGAGTTTATTGCTAATAATAAGTTTCATCTTACTAAGGCTAAAGCCCGTCGTAAAGGTTTCTCATATAAACGTGGTAGTCAAGCTGCAAATACAATTAACTTATTTCCGAATGTTACGGTAACTCTTGCTGCTGACCAATTAGCTTATCTTACAGATAAAGGTGCTACTACGTTTATGGCTAAGAAATGTCTTGACCATTTTGAGGAACATACGTTTTGGAAAAGAGGTTACATTTCAGAAGCTATTGATGATATACTGATGGGTTATCGTGTATCAACTAAAGGTCTTAAAAACTTTGGTTGGCTTTCTAATCTTTATAGTGTTGCTATTGGTAAGAATGAATCTGCTGCTGTAGGTAAGAAAGCTATTGAGATTGACTTCGAGGAAGCTGGTAAGTGTCCTAATCTCCAAAAAGCTCTTGACGTTACTTTATCTAATACAGAGTCTGGTGCTATATCTGTTGGTACTATTCGTATTTATGGTACGGGTGGTACTAAAGGTGCTAACTGGGCTGCATTTAGTAAAGCCTTTTATAATCCCAAAATGAATAAGATGCTTTGCATGGAAAACGTTTGGGATATTAATAAACGTCATGAAGTATGTGGTTTCTTCTTTCCACAAGTATGGGATTGTGAACCTTATGTTGAACGTGGTAATTCAATTATATTCACTGCTTATGCTTGGGATAAACAAGATAAAGAGAATCACTTTCATAATAATGATAGTGAAACTCATATAATCTATAAAGCCCAACGTGCTAATACTCCTGCCGAAGCGTTCATTAATACAACAGAGAATATGTTCGCTTCTCCTGAACTTAATCTACACGTTTCAGATTTAATTAATGATAATGCTACTAGATTCTTTCAAGACGGTTGGATTGTTGTTAATGATTTAGGTAATTCTAATAAAGCTGAATTTATACCAAAAGCTGAATGTATTAAACGTGATATATTTGGTAAAGGTAGATTCCATGAGTTTGTTAATCAAGTTCCGCATGGTTCTCGTGATGATACTCATGGTTGCGTTAGAATGTATTATCGTCCGTTCTTAGTAAATGGTGAAGTGCCTAAAGATTTATATTTTGTTAGTGTGGATGCGTATAAGGTAGATAAGGCTCAAAAAGACGTAACAGATAAACATTCTCTTTATTCTGCACAAGTATGGATGCGTAGTAATACTATTACTCCATATCCAAATCAAAAACTGCTTGTATGCGAATATATAGGGCGTTTGGACACAATGGAGCAAAATGATATAGTCACTATGGGTATGTGTCTTATGTATAATGCTGAATGTTGTCCGGAAGCTGGTACTGGTGAGACTGTTTCTAACTTTATTAAATATAAACTTAGACGTTACTTAATGCTTGACCCAACCAATGCCAATACTCGTAAATTGACTAATCCTAACAATAATGATTATGGTATTGTAATTGGTGATGGTGATAAGAAATATAATGGTCTTCGTATGCTAAAGGAGTTTATTTATGAACCTCTTTCATATACTGCTGATGGTAAACCTATTCGTAGACTTAAGTCTATTAGTAGTGTTCGATTGCTTCTAGAGTGTCAGAGATTTACTGCTGAGGGTAACTTCGACCATATTAGTGCTGCTATTGTTGCTATGTATGTCTTTCTTGCAGATTCTTTAAATACTAAGCGTCTTATTGAAGGTAATACAGAGAATAATGACAGACGTATTGCAAATCGTTTAAATCGTCGTTAAATGGATGCTTCTAAGATTCCTAATTCTTTAGAAAAGCCTGATGTTTTTGCTTCGGAAGCTACTAAGCGTGGAGCTGTTTGGACTAAGGCTATGTGTGATTGGGTTATTGCTACTGCTCATTCTAATAATGATAAAGCAGATATTAAAGCCTTTCTTGACGCTGCAAATGGAATTGTAGATGAATCTACTTACAAGTATGTAATGGCGACCTACAACTCCGTTAATGGTAGAAAAGAAGATTTGCCTGGTAAGATTAGAGATGTTGATTTTATTACTCCTATTAAAGAGAAATATATAGGAGAGTTCATTAACACCTATAATAACTACCAAGTTTATAATGCCGATATTGATGTTGTCACTAGACGTAACGCTGATCTTCGTGTTGCTCTTGATGGTCTTCTTCGTCAGCAATTTATAAACATCATGAATGCTAACGGTGTTCAAACCGGTGAGCCTTCTAAAGATCTTCCATCTGCTGAAGACTTTATGAAACAAGCTGCTAAGGATTGGATTGATGAAGAAGCTGATCGTGGTCAGAAAACTCTTGATCTTCTTAATTCCCTTATTAAAGCTAATGAGAAATATATTCAAGCTTTCTATTATTGGTTCTGTACTGAAAGTGTTTATTCTTATCGTGATGTAAGATACAATGATGTTATTTTTGAAATTATTTCTCCTCTTGAGTATTATCGAATTGATAGTGGTAATCTTTTTATTGAAGATGATGATTATGGGATGCGAGAGTTTGATATTAACATCAATGATATAATTGGTGAATATCAAGAAGTTCTTTCTAAAAGAGATATTGCTTATATCAAAGATATAATTCATAATCATGAAAGTACGGGTGAATATACAGTTACTCCTGTTATGCTTCGTTCTCGTGAGATTGCTTTTAATCCTACGATTGATGCGCAGAATGCTACTCCGTACCACTCCTTGCCCTCTACCGGGGTCCTCAAAGCTCGTCATTGTGTTTTTAAGGTTCCTATGAAGCGTGGTGTTCTTACTTACACTAATGCTTATGGTGAGATTGAGCAAAAGATTGTTGATGAAGATTATGTCTTAGATACTACTCTTGGTGATATTGATATTGAATATACTTGGGTTCTTCAATGTTGGGAAGCTTATCGTTTTGGTGATAAAGATTGGGGTGTATATACTAAATCTCAACCTATCATTGTTCAACGTGAAGAAGTGAATAATCTTAATCATTGTAAATTACCTTATAATGGTTTAAGTCGTTTAATGCTTCTTAATAATCCTAAACCTATTCCTTATCGCTTATTACCTTATCTTGCTCTTTATCGTCTTTATACTTTAGTTGAGGAACGCACTATTAGTAAATTCCGATCATGGCTATTGATACCTGAAAGTTTCTTAGCTGATACTAAAGATATGACTATGGAAGAGCGTCTTGATGCAGCTAATCGAGATGGTACTCTTGTATTTGATGATAGTGAAATAGCTAAGCAACAAGCATCACTTCAAGCTATTAAAGAGATTGCTAATACTACAATGATTAATTATCTTACGACTATTAATCAAATTAAGCAGTCTATTAAGCAAGAAGCGTATGAACTTGCTAATATGAACGATCAGCGTGCGGGAGATATTCAAGCTCGTGCCGGTAAAGCTGTTACTGAAATGGGACTTAATCAGGCTCTAATGGGATCTGTGTGGTCACTTAAAATCTTTGATTGCTTCCGTTCTCGTGATATGATGGCTAATCTTGATGCTGCTAAGATTGCTTGGATTGATGGCTATGAAGGTTCTTATGTAGATCCTAATACCAATGAGATTGTTCAAGTTCGTGTAAATGGTACTGACTTTGTTAATTCTAATTTAGGTATCTTTGTTGGTAACTCTGCTGAACTTAATGAACAAGTACGTAAGCTTGAGGAAATTGCTTTTGGTGCTGCTCAAAATGGAAATTACGATGTAGCTGCTGAGGCTGTTTGTAATCATAACGTTGCTTCTTTACGCAAATATATTAAAGAAGCTGCCGAAGCTCAACGTCAATTTGAACTTCAAAAAGAAGAGATTCAAAAGAAGTGGGATGCTGAGATTGAACAAACTCGTGCTGCTAATGCGGAAGCTCAACGTAAATTTGAAGCTGAACAAGCTCAACTTGATCGCGATTCTAAGGAAGCTATTGCTGCTGATACTAATCTTACTAATATTATTATTACTGATGCTAAGCTTCAAGTAGATAAGAATGGTAATGATTATATTAGTGAAGATGAATCTAATAGTGGTACTCTTGACGATTATCTTAAAATGACTAAGTTAAACTTAGATATTGATAGAGCTAATCTGGAACGTGCCAAGTTTGAGGAACAAAAGCGCATGAATCGTATTAACGCCAATAAGCCACGGAAGTCTTAATGTAGGCTCTTATTTTTGTTGAATTGAACAACTATATCGATTGAAATTTGGGTTCGTCAGAGGTCTTCATTTAAGCCTTAAAATGGCATAAATTAATTGGAATTTCAGAGAGCCGTGTGATAGGCGGTACTAATGCTGTTTCTAATAATATTTCTAATGCCATTTTTAATACATATATTATTATTACATTTGCCACTGTTATAACTTAATTTATAAAAGATAAAACATTATGCCAAATCCTATTGTTCCTGGTGGTGTTACTGATAGTAGTACTACTAAAACTGCGGAAGAGATAGCTGCTGAACAAGCGGCTAAAGCTGCTAAAGAAGCAGAAGAAGCTGCTAAAGCAGAAGAAGAACGTAAGAAAGCAGAAGAAGAAGAAGCTAAACGTAAAGCTGAAGAAGAAGCTGCTAAGACTGCTACTCAAAAAACTGAAACTGAAACTGAAACTCCTACTAAGATTGTTCTTACTACCGATGACGGTGATATTGAGTATGATCTTGATGCTGACGGTAATGCCGTTAAAGACGGAGAGATTATTTACACTAAAGCTCAGTTAGATGAGTTTGCTGCTGCTGAAACTCAAGAGGAAACTATAGATGTTTCTGCTATTTCTGCTATTTCAGGTTTAACTCCGGTAAATGCTGATGGTACTCCCAAGCAATATGAAATGACTGTTGAAGGTCTTGCTCAACGTGATGCTGATATTGCAGAGCTTGCTAAACGTCAAGCTGAAAGTGAAGCTATCAACAATTTCTTCCGTACTAATCCGGATATTTATCAAGCTGCTCTTTATAAACAAACGTATGGTTCTCTTGAGGGTTTTGCTAATCATGTTGATTGGACTACAATGACCCTCGAAGATAAATCAGATGATCAGTTAGAAGCTGTTATTCGTTCTGCTGAAAAACGTAAAGGTACTTCTGATGCTCAAATCGAACGTATTATTCGTTTTTCTAAAGCTGATAAAGTATTAGCTGAAACTGCTAAAGAGAGTCTTGATTATCTTGCCAATGCCCAGAGACGTGAGATTGAAGCTGCAAATGCTAGGCAAGAAGCCGAATATCAAGCTGCTCAAGAAGTTCTTGATAAAGCCTACGGTATTACCTATGATGAGAATGGTAAAGCTAAAGTGCTTAACGTTCCTGATTCTTTATACGATAAGATCGTTAATAAAGGTACTATCGGAGGTCTTGCAATTCCAACAGCAGGTGTTAAAAGAATTGTTAATGGTAACGAACAAATTCTTTCTCGTAAAGATATTGTTAAGTATCTGACAGCTCCTGTTGTTGAAGTTAATGGTGATTTCTATACGCAAGCTCAGAAAGATGTTTTTGATATGCTTGCTGATAATGAAACGTTCGCTATGATAGCACTTCGTAACTTGTTAGGTGCTGATATTAGTCAGTTAGCTGCTGCATCTATACGACAAGAAGCTGTTCGTCGTTTGAACATTACTTCTAGTGGTAAACCTAGAGTTAAGGTATCCACTCAAGGTGGCAGTACTAAAGTTAATTCTAATAGACGTCCTATTGTTCCGGGTGGTATTATTGATTCAAATAAATAATTATCGTAACTATGCTTAGAGAAATTGGAAAAAAACAGTATTCCAAAGAGGTTTACTCTGATGCCGATATGCTATTGAATTTTAATGTTCTTGGTGCTGTCGATTTGAATAAGTCTCTTACTTATCTTTGGGGTAGGAACAGTAATCAATTCCCTCTTCTTTCTCTTACAGAAGGTCAAGGGAATATCTCTCGTAAGAAACCTATTAATGCTGGTGATACTCAGTATAAGTGGAAGATTATGGGGAAACCTACTGTCACTTCCCCGATTGTGCGTTTGATTACGCCTACTCAAACCCCCGGTAAAGGGTTTATGTCTTTCAAAGCGGAGTTCCAAGATAACTGGATTCCTTATCAGTATTCTGCTATTACTCCTGACGGAAAGCACATGGTTCGTATGCAGACCGATGGTGAGCAAACTGCTTCTGGTGGATATATCTATGAAATGATTATCCTTGGTGGTAATCCTGATGAGTTTATTGATCTCAGCAATTTTGAGAGAGGTAAATATTGGGGTATGGGTGCTCCTACGATTGCCGGTGAATTATCTACTGGTTCTCGTTCTACTGCTGAATCTTGGAGTGAAATGACTAACCAATTTGGTTTTCATAGATTTTCCAAAATTATTACTGGTAACATTGCTAATATCGTAACCGAGTTTGAACTTGATTATGATGATGGTTCTAAAGGTACTCTTTGGATGCCTTATGAAATGCGTCAGTTCGAGTTCATGCGTAGACGTTTGTTAGAAGAGGATTTGTGGTTCTCTGCTTACAACCGTGATATTAACGGTGTTATTCACAATCAAGAAAAACATTCAAACAAACCTATTCCTCGTGGTGCTGGTGTTCGTGATATTCTTATCGCATTCGGTAACTACTTCGAATACTCATTCATGACTATCGAGCTTATTGATATGATTCTTTCTCGTATCTTTGAGGTTCGTAATGATATTGATTTGAGTAATAAGAATATTGTTCTTTATACAGGTAAAGGTGGTTCTAAGATGTTCCAACAATGTATCAAGAATGAAGCTATTGGTAATGGTTACTTCGATAAACTTGGTGCAGAGGAAATTCAAAGTCGTGGTGGTATTTTGAGTTATGGTGCTTACTTTAATCAATATAAGCATTACTCTGGAGCTACCGTTTCAGTTAAAGTTGTTGACTTGTTCGATAGCGGTTCTCGTGCTGAGATGGATCGTAAGAACGGTCGTATGTATGGAGGTTTCCCTGTTACTTCATACACTATGGTATTCTTGGATCACTCTGTTGATAATACTTCAGGTGAACCTAATATCCAACTTGTTTGTGAAGAAGGTCGTGAATACTTATATGGTATTTACCAAGGTATTACTCCTCTTCCTAAAGAATGGGGTGCTTACAATAAGATGTTAAGTACACGTGAGGATATTGCTACCTATGAAGTTATATCTTCTCAAGGTATTAATATGCTTAATGGTACTACTTCTTTCTGGGCTGAAATGATTTTTGAATAAGCGTACATTACGATTATTGTAAAGTATAAACTTACTAAAGTATAAACTATATGATATACTCACGCAAAATAACCTTAGCTTTAAAGCTGAATCCGACTATGTTTCAAGTCGTGAATCAGAAAAGTATTGGTGCTTTCAATACTATTTTCGGTCCAAGCATTAAAGCAGTTCTTACTCTATCTAGTAAAACTGCTGAAATGGCTTCTATACTTCCTACGATCATTGGAGCTTCTGCTGATAGTCGCAATGTAAACTTTCAAGACCTCGTTTTGAAGCATCTTAAAAACTCAACTGTTGAAGTTCCCGCTCAAGGTTATGAGCTTGAAACTGGTTGGGAATTTTCTCTTAACGATCCTGTTAAACGTGATGCTATTCTTGATTGGGCTAAAAAGAACAGTATTAATACTGAGGTTGCTCCGAATAAATTAGAGAAAGCTATCTTTGATGCTATGCTATTTGGTGAAGGTACTGCGGTTCATGAAGAGAATCTGTATATGTATATGACTCCTATCAAACCGCAAGATTATATTCTTTGGCGTCTTGCTCTGCTTACTTCTACTGTTGCTAATAAACCGGAAGATGTTGAGAAATCTACTAATATTCGATTTTACTTACATAGCATTGAAGATGTTAAGCGTATGAAAGATGCTAAGACTAAAGCTGTTGTTAATACTGCTACTAAGTTGGCTCAGTTGTTCACAGGTGATGAGTCTTCTTATAAACGTATTAGAAATATGCTTATCTGTAATGCTCCTGCCGATACTCTACAGATTATTAAAATGGAGCATGGAGATTTGCAGACAGCTGTAGCTGAACTTTCTCAAACGAACGCAGATGCGTTTATTTCTCTGTTTGATAACAAGAATGTAGAAGCAATGGCACAAGTCTATAAGTTACTTGCCGCTCAAGTCATTACGAAAGACGGTGATAATTACTTTGATACTGTGCGTCCGGAAGTAGTTCTTGGTTCTTCCATTGAGGGGGTTATGGCTTTCTTAGCTGCTCCTGAAAATGTTGAATATAAAGCACAACTTTTCACTGCTTATAAAGCTTCGGTTATAAACTAATAAAATAGTGTCAGTATGTATAGTAGTTGTAAAGAAGCACATATTGCTGTAAACGATAAGATTCAGCAGATTAATGCTAATAGGCAAGAATCTATTCGTCCGCAGTATATTGATATTGCTCTTAATGAAGCTATTGACGTACTGCTTACGCAAAAGATTAAAGCCTTTGAAGAGACTGGTCGTTATTACGATGATTTGCAGGTGCTAAAGACTACATATAGAAGTCCTCTTTACCTTCTAGCAAATGAGGGTAATAGAGGCTTCGCTTTTTTGCCTGCGAATTACCTACATGGCGTCTCTTATAATGCAAGTGTTATATATGATAAGTTTAAACGTTATCGAGCAACTGAATCTGTTACTACTAGGATTTACGTTGTTAATATCAGTGAACTATTTAAAACTATTCCCGGTTATATAGAAGATTTCGTTATTCAAATCGGTAATGATACTGTTACGTTTCATTATCCTGCTAAGATCTATCGTAAAGAGGGTCTATTTGAATATATCAACTATATGCTCTCCATATTGCTGCGAAAAGGTTACAATGTGACTTATGAACGTTACAATAACGAGTATTACCCCGAATCACTAGTGTTTTACTTCGATACGCCACAGCTAATTGTAGTTGGAGATAAATATACTATTAAGTTAGTACAATTTGACTACAAGCGTTATTCGGGCTTATACGAGGTTATCACTTCTGACGGAGTGATTACAAAGGTGCGAGAGAGCAAACCTGCGGGTATGGATTTAGTTTCTGATGTTCAGCGTAGGGATATGCTTCAAACGTATCATAATCGTCTTAATAGACACATTCATCCTATATGTACGATAGAAAGTAATAGGGTTTTAGTAGATATGGATGATACGTTTGTGATTACTGATGTTGCTATCACATATCTTAGACAACCTACTAGGTTTGATATTGTAACTGATACTGCTACTGAACTTCCGTTTAAAACCGAGATTATTAACCTTGCTACACAGAAGCTTCTTGGTAAACTTAAAGATGAAGGTTATCAAATTGCTATAAATGAAAGTAATTCTTTAAAATAAAACGTTACTATGAGAATTGTAAGTTACGGAAAAACATTTGTCGATAATGTTACTGTTGATACTAAGTTATCTAACGGTCAACTCGGCATTTGTACTGCTTATGGTACTGCTTTGCCTACTACTGGTAGACCTGAGCCGTTTGTAATTATGTCTGCAATTCCTACTAAGGACGGTGGATTTATGAATCAACGTGGAGTGGATATTAATCCTTTTAACTTCACTTATAACGTTCGTAAATATACGGAAACAGATCAGAAAGAAACTATTATTCTTAAAGGTCTTACGAATCCGGCACTTAAGCCTGCTGAGGGTATTGTATATAATGCAGATGCTGAGTTCTGTGGTGCTATTGAAATTTGTTCTTCTGAGGAGTATCGTCATGGTCTGACGGTTAATCCTAATCCTCAGATTGTTCAAATACCTGTTCGGATTCATGCTACTGATACCGTTGATCGGTTGGTAGAGAAGATTAAGAAAAACCTTAGTCTTACCGCTTATAACAAAGAGTTGTTTGATATTACTATCGAGAAAGCTGATGGTGCTGTTCAGATAACTGTTGTTGCTAAAAAGCCTACCAAATTGACGATGAACGTATTCGGTATTCTTGCCGATCAAAAAGCCAATGGTACTATTACCGTTGAACATACAAAGTTATCCGGTTTCTTAGCTGATGTTGCTCTTAGTGATGAAGACCTTCGTTATTCTCTGATTAACATGGGTTGGAATCCTCATGATGAGTGGCAGAAAGCTTGGGGTATTGGTGACCCGAAAGTTGGCTTTGATAAAGTCGCTTATCTTGTTATTTCTACGGCTGAGTTTAATCAATTCCCTGAGATTGCCGCTGATAACAATAGTCCTCGCAAATTCCAAATCATTGTTGGTACGGAAGTTGTGATTGATGATGTTGTAAATAAACTTGAAGCTATTAAGACTTTAGCTAAAGGTTCCGGCGATAATGCCATTTCTCTGAATACTGCAACTGACTAAAGTTGCTTGGAAAACTACGCAGTGCTTAACGGTTCTGCGTAGTTATATTTGTTTAAACTTAATGCTATGGAATGTAATATTAAAATTGTCAAGTTAAAACAAGTTCTTCCTCTTGGTACATTTCCTAAGCGTGAGCATAACGTTCGATTCTTCTATCATCGTACTGATGGTTGTTACTATATGTATGATGAAAAAGGTTGCGAAATTAATCTAACTACTGATGGTAATATTATTGCTATTGATAGAGAGTTGATTGTTGGTAGTGAGTCTTTGACTGATGATACTCTTGTTTGCATTGGTCTTAAAGCTAATTATGTGCATCCTAGTCGTGGTATTAGAAATAATACTTGTGGTTGTCAAGATACATATATTCGTGCTTGGACTTACATCAAAGATCTTCAAGATTTTATGCAGTCTGGTCATATCGAACGTGATTACTATAGAGTTACTTTAGTTCCTTCTCCTGAAGAAGGTGGTATTGTTGGATGTAGTGGTTCTGCTATTGTTCCTGATGAAAACTCAGATGGCTTCCGTTTCCAATTTGAAGCTGGTAGTCGTGTTGAACTTTATGCTAAACCTGTTCAAGGTTATCACTTTAAAGGTTGGAAAGAGTTCCATACTAATGAGATTATGTCTATTAGTCCTAATTGGTCTTTTACTATTAAGAAAGATATGGATTTGATAGGCGTATTTGAAAAGGATGAAGCTCCTATTGAACAATTCTATATTAATGTCAATGCTGATCCGGCTAATGCAGGATATGTAGTTGGTGCCGGAACATTCCCAAAAGGTACAAGGCATTCTATAACAGCTGCGGCAATTCAAGGGTATCATTTTACTCATTGGACTGATAGTTTAAATCGTATTGTTTCTACTAATCTTCAATATGATCTTGTTGTTGAGAAAGATGAAACTTATACTGCATACTTCGAGCTTGATGCTCCTGTTATTGAGGAGTACAATGTAACTATTATAACTAATCCTGCTGATAAAGGTTCAGTTAGTGGTGGCGGTACTTATAAGTCCGGTCAAACTGCAATAATTGTTCCTAGTCCGGTTGAGGGTTGGGCTATTGATACAGTTACTGTTTCTGGTGGTAATCTTGTAGATAATGGTAATGGTACATATAGCATCGTTGTTACACGAGATCTTACGATTACGGTAAACTTTAAAGAAGCTATTCGTTATTTCACGTTTAGTATCGTGGCTGATGCGAAGGGTTTAGTCCGATATAAAGATATTAATGATGCTTGGTCTCAATGGGCAGAAAGACACGAAGTCACTGCTCCGGAAAAGACTATTGTCACTATTGCTGGTAAAGCTAACGGAGGTTATGAATTTGAAAAGTGGGTAACGCCTACTGGTGCTAATCTTCCTAATAATGAAAATAATATCATTGTTGAAGAAGGTCTTCATCGTAGAACTTATACAGCTTATTTTAAAAAAGAAACTGTTAAACCTGAAACTTATCAAGTTAATATCAATGTTATTTCTAATGGTAAGTGTAAATATAAAGTAGGTTCCAATGAATATTCAAATGAATCTGCTTCACATTCTAACATTAGTGTAACAAAAGGAGAAACTATTGAAATATTAGCTGTTCCTGATGAGGGTTATTTATTTGATTATTGTGCTTCTACTAGTGGTGATAGATCTGAATCTAATCCTTATAAAGTTGCAGTTAATAGTAATATGGATTTTTCTTACTATTTTAAAGAAGCTCCTATTACAAAATATACGGTTGATGTTACATCTGATATTAATGGTAAATGTAAATATAAGATTGGTTCAGGTGAATACTCTAAATTAGATAAATCTCATCCTAGATTTCAAGTTCCAGCAGGAGAAACTGTTACTGTTTTAGCAGAAGCTGATTCTGGTTATAAGTTTGTTAGATGGTCTTATAAAGGTGGTGTTACTGAAGATAATCCATATTCTATGATTATTAATGAGAATATGGTTCTTAGATGTATATTTGAACAAATTCCTATTGATAAAGTATCTATTGCAGTAAGATCTGATGGTACTAATGAAACTCGTTATAAGATAAGTGAACAATCTTGGAGTAATTGGTCTACACTTGAACATAGATTTGAACTCGATCCAAATATTACTTATTCTATTGAGGCTCGTGCTAAAGGTAATTTTGTATTTAAAGAGTGGAATACTGGCGGTATTAAAACTACAAATAATCCTACTGAATTTACAACAAAATCTAATGAAAATTCAGTTCATGTAGCTGTATTTGAAGCTTTAGTAATCAAACGACAATTAACAGTTGTTGCTGGAGCTAATGGTAAATGTAGAGTAAAAACTGATAATAGTTGGGGAGATTATTATACGGGTTCTAAAATTTATTCTGATATTGTAGATGGAACTACTATTTCTGTAGAAGCATTAGCTGATAAAGGTTATCACTTTAAGAGATGGAAAGATTCGGGTGCTCCATCAACAGCGTCTCGAGATATTGTTATGGATAATAATAAATCTATTGAAGCTGAATTTGAATTAGATGCACCTAATCAATTCCAAGTCACCTATGAAGCTATTCCTAACGGAAGTGCTACAATGGAAGGTGCTGGTACTTATAATGATGGTGATACTTGTACGATTAAAGTTAATGTAAGTCCGGGTTATACTTTGAATAAAGTGCTTGTTGATGGTGTTAAAATCACTCTTAACAGTAACAATCAGTATAGCTTTGTGGTTGAGAAAAACATTAAGGTTACTATTGAATGTGATCTTATTCCTGAACCCACACATTATACACTTACAGTTAAAACCGAAGATGAAGGTGTAGCTCAAGGTGGTGTTGGTATCAATAAAGAATCTAATTTAGGAGTTGAAACTGCTGAATTTGAGGATGGTACTGTTGCTACTATTCATGCTACAGCTGCTGAAGGTTATAGCTTTGGTGGTTGGTGGAAAGATGGAGTTAAGGTTTCTGATGATGTAACTCTAAGTGTTACTGTTGATGCTAATAAGACTTATATTGCTAAGTTTACTCAAGATCCATATCTCGAATTAGATAAGACTTCTCTTACTTTCGATGCTACTGGTGGAACTCAAACTGTTAATGTTACTTCTAACGTCGAATGGACGGTTTCATAATTAGGGGGGGGGGTACTAAGATGGCTATTGCTTCTTGGCTTACCCCTGCCGCTAAGAGTGGTACGGGTAATAAAACGGTTGGTTTAACTGCGAGTAAGAATACCGGTGCAAGCAGAACAACTATTGTTACTGTTTCAGTCAGCGGTATTACGAAAACTATTAATTGTACTCAAACGGAAGCTGATAAGTTTACTATTAAGATTTCTTCTTCAACTACCAATAGTTCAGGAACTACTATCACAAATGTTGGTGATTGTTCTATTGGTTCATCTGCTACAGGTGGAGTTAAAGAAGGAACTTATTATCGTGATACTAGTGTCACATTAACTGCTAAAGCTGCTCCTACTGGGTATGATTTTGTTGGTTGGTACGAAGGCTCTAATCTTGTTTCTACAAGTCTTTCTTTTGCTGTTACTTTAACTGCTAATAGAACTCTTGTTGCTAAATATAAGATTAAGAGCTACACTGTTAATGCAACTTCTGAGGATATAAATAAAGGTACTGTAAGTCCTGCTGGTCAAACTGTAGAACACGGTGCTAATGCTACTGTAGTTGCAACTCCTAAGGCTGCTTATAATTTTGCTGGTTGGTACAATGGAACAACTAAAGTATCTAGCAATGCTTCATATACATTTGCTGTTACTACCAATATCAGCTTAACTGCTAAGTTTACAATTAAGACTTTCACAACTACTACCGCTAATTCAACTGGTGGTACAGCGAGCGTTAATAAGTCTAGTGTAGAATATGGTGGTTCTGCTATTTGGACAGCTACTCCAAGTACTGGCTATAACTTTAGCAAGTGGTCTAATGGCTCTACTGCTAATCCTCTGACAGTTTCTAACATTACTGCCAATACTCATATTACTCCGGTATTTGTTCTCAAGTCATATACTGTAACTTGGAATCCTAATGGTGGTTCTGTAAGTCCTACGTCAACTACTAAGACTCATGGTTCTACTTTAGGCACATTACCTACTCCGACAAGAGCTGCTGATGTTCAATATACTTATACATTTAAGGGTTGGTTTACAGCTGCAACCGGTGGTACTCAAGTATCTGTATCTACTACTGTAATAAAAAACGTTACTTATTATGCTCAGTGGACTGCTACTCCTAGAAGTTACACTGCAACATTCAATGGTAACGGTGGTGGTACTCCTAGCCCATCAACTATTACTAAAACGTATGGTTCAGAATTAGGTACTCTTCCGACTTGTTCTAGGACAGGTTATACATTCCTCGGTTGGTACACAGCATCTAGTGGTGGTACGAAAATTTCATCTACTACTAAGATAACTGGTACTGTTACCTATTATGCTCAATGGTCTATTAATAGTTATACTTTAACCTATAATGTTAATGGTGGTAATGCAGTAAGTCCTGCTTCTAAGAGCGTTCAATATGGAAGTGCTTATGGTACTTTGCCGACGCCTACGAAGTCTTCTGATGCTAAATACACCTATGCATTTGCAGGTTGGTACACTGCTGCTAGTGGTGGAACGCAAGTTACTACTAATACGACAATGGGTGCAGGTAATACTACAATATATGCACATTGGACTGCAACTAGACGGAGTTATACAATAGGTTATCAAACAACATACGGATCTTTGAATAGGACTAGTCAATCTGTTGCTTATGGATCTAAAGGCTCTTGTACTTTGACTATGCCTTCAAATAATGCTCAGTACACTTATACTTTCCAAGGTTGGTATACTGCTGCTAACGGTGGTGGAACTAAGGTTGGTTCTTCATTAACTTTAGAAACGCCGAGTGTAACAGGTGCTGCTACTTATTATGCTTATGTGACCAGAGCTGTTAATAGGTACACTTTTACATTTAACGCTAATGGTGGTAGTACTCCTTCTTCTTCATCTATAACTAAGAATTATAATGAAGCTATTGGAACATTACCTACTTGTTCAAGAGCTGCGGATAATACTTACACGTATGCATTCGCAGGTTGGTTCGATACTGCTGCTGCTAGTGGTGGTACTCAATTAACTACGACAACTAAGGTTACTTCTAATAAGACTTGGTACGCTAGATGGGCTATAACTACAAGGAATTATACGGTAACTTGGAATGGTAATGGCGGTACTCCTAGCAAGTCTAGTAGTTCATTCCATTATAATGATGTTTTAGGAACTCTTCCTACTGCAACAAGAACTGAGCATGTTTTTAAAGGTTGGTCTACATCTGCTAGTGGCTCTGTTAATGTAAATGAAAGTACTAAAGTTACAGAAGATGTTACTTACTATGCTATATGGCAAATTAATCGTTATGAATTAATTGTAAATCCTAGCGTAGGTGGTACTGTTACTGGAGGTGGAACTTATGATTATGGAACAAAGGTTACATTAAAAGCTACACCTTCTGATGGTTATCACTTTGTTAAATGGTCAGATGGTGACACAAATCCAACAAGAACTGTTACTGTTACTAGGAGTTATACTTATGTTGCAATATTTGCACAAGACGCTTATTTGGAACTTGATAAAACTAGTTTAACATTTGAAGCTGCTGGTGGTACACAAACTGTCAAAGTAACTTCTAATGTTAATTGGACTGTTTCTTAAACTTTTAAATATTCCGCTACGCTTTGCAGACCCCAGTAGGGGAATAGCTTGTGGGGCGTGCGGAACTTCAAACTTTTTTACGAATAATCAAATTATTACTATTATGGTTAAAGATTCTGCTTTGAATGAAAGAGCAACTGCTGTTGAAATTGGTGGTTTAGTTGATGGAGTTGGTGCACCTGTTATGCGCGCCGGATATGCTTTGAAAGCTAAACCGAGTTGGATCACTTTAAGTGCTGTTGAGGGAACTGGTAACTCTCAAGTAGATGTTACTGCTCCGGTTTATAAAGGTCGTAACGGACGTTCTGGTTTGATTACCGTTGCTGTTGAAGACTTAACTGAAGACGTTACTTTGCAGCAAGAAGGTTCTACGATTTGGGATGTTACTACTCAATCGTTGGCTTTCGTTAAAACGGGTGAAGCTAAGAAGTTCACTGGTAACTCCAACTTAGCTTCTATCACGTTTGCTGTTGATTCTGACGCTTCTTCTTGGTTGACTGCCGGTAAATTGGTCGTAAATAAGAAAGAATATAATTCTGGTACTGAGATTGAAGGTGATCCGGGAGCAGATAATGTTTACGCTTTCGAAATTACGTTTACCGCTGCTGCTAACCCGACGGTTAACACTCGTACCGGTAATATTACCGTAAATGGTCAGAAATATACTGTAACTCAAGCCGCCGGTGATGCTACTCTGTCTGTATCTCCGACTGCATTGACTTTCGCTGCTGCGGGAGAAACTAAACAAATTACGATTACTACGAATACCGTTTGGACTATTTCGTAAGTCGTCTGTTAATTTGATTATAGGTCTAATAGGTACTAATATGCTTATTAGACCTTTTGTTGTATATACAGATATTTAAACTATGGAAGAAACAATTATTTTTAATCTTTTTAATTCTATAAGTTTTGCGTTTATTGCCATTGTACTTTTAACTACTTATGGTATTAATGAGATTATCACTAAGATTACTAAAAAGAAACTATCGAGATACTTCAAGTCTCTTGTTAGCTTAATCGTAGGTATTGCAATTATGGTGCTTTACTTATACAAATTAGATGCTTCATTGGAAACGGTGCTGCTATCTTTTCTGATATGTACCTTTGGGTATGATTTAATTATCAAACCTATACTCAAAGCTATAAAACGGCATTTTGCTGATTCTAAAAGCGTATGATCGCGGACTAAAGGAGTGCTACTGCTAAATTGCGTAGTACTCCCTTTTGTCATATCAAGGAAAATCATTGCTCGCTTAAATCATCGACTAAACGTTCTATTAATGATTTAAATTCCTTTAGGTATGACACCTGTGACTTATACTAATTTGAATAAGCTCTTATTAATTAGAGATATTCAAGAGATTGCTAAAACTTATATCAATGATGATAGAAGTTATCGTTGGATTTGGAAGAACAAATTGCTGACGTATATCATATTGGTTATGTAACTTTTATGAATTACATTAGTGTTCCCTCTATTAATGCAAAGATTGACGAAGCTATCGCTAAGAAGAAACGTTGAATATAATGTTCAACTATTGAGTATTAATGTTCATGTTATAAATCATTTCATTGTTATCAGTACTAATAGTAATATATTTGTTGTGCATCTCAATGTCGAGGCGCATTAAAACAAATTAATGCTATGAATACTGAAAACGAAACTGGTGTTAAAGTTCCGAAAGGACAAATTAACTACAACACTGTTGCAGGTTCTTTAGGTCTTGCTGCTTTTGCAGGACTTGGATTGAGAAATTGGTTAGGTAACGGTAATGGTTCGGTTGCTGCCGGAGCTACTGCTGTTGCTGAAACTCAATTAGTTTCTGGTTTTATGGCTGAACTTGCTAAAGAGAAGTCTGAACGTTATGCCGATAATGTAGGTATAAACACGTTTAAAGAAGCTTTAGCTTTAATCAAAGAAGAACGTGAAACTCGTCAAGCTAACGACAAGATTATATTTGAAACTCTTGCTCGTTTGGATAAAGAATCTGCACTTAACAAACAGGATATTGAAAACTTCAAGAAAGAAGTCGCTCGTGAGTTCAGTGATGTTCGTCACGATTTCAAAGCTGCTATTGCTATTGAAGCTGAACGTAGAGAATCTGCTGATGAACGAATTGTTGATTATGCAAATTGCAATTTCGTTAAATACATCAAAAAGATCAATGCTGCTGAGATTTGTCCGGTTGTTGAGTTAGCGGCTCGTACTGCTGGTCCGGCTGTACCTGATCCTAACGCTCCTATCACTTCTACAGCAAACGCTTAATCTTGAAGTGGTATGACTAACGCAGAACTTGTTGCAGTAGCTGTTGGTAAATGGCTAACACCAATCGTTAAAACTATTGGAGGTGGGATTAAGATTCCTGTTACTTCTGGTATCGGAAAGTTTATGGGTAGTGTTTTTGGTTTAGACCTTTCTACTTATAATCTTCTGAATGAATTAGATTTTATTATAGAGCCTACACTTGATTATATTATTAAGCCTCAGTTGGCTAAGTTATCTAAGTTCATACCTGATGAGCAGATTCCTAAAGTAGTTAATAGCTATCTTGATGCAGCTATTTCTAAAGCTACTGCTAAAGGTTCTGTGAATCTATTTGGTTTTGAGTTCGAAGCTACTGCTTTTCAAAATCTTAAACGTGAAATTGATAACTCTCTTAAAAATAATGTAAGTCATGATGAAAGACCCGCATGAGCATAGTGATATGCCACACGAAAGTGAAGATGTAAGAAAGAGGGATTGTCGAAAGTATAAAGAACTCTACGGAAAACATTTTACTAAAGACCTATGTGAATGGGCTGTTAAACGTATGGAGAATCGTAATGGTACTACTCACCATTATAGTCTTGATGAAGTCAAATCTATTTGGCACAAATACAAGATGAATGATCTCCATAATGCTAACTGGTATGATGTTATGTATGTAATGAATATGGCTTACGCAGATTTCTATGGTCGTTTGTTTACCGAACATCATGAATGTGCTATGTATGCTTATCTTTACATTAGTGATCCCGACGGTTACGAAGGTATTGCTTTCCAAAGATGGTTAGCTGATATTAAAGCTCAAGACGATGAAGTGCCTTGGCAGAGATTCATCTAATTAGTTTTGGTCGCAGGTGTTATTTATATCAAGGCAATTTTAATTATTCCTAATCCGACTACTGGTTCCGCTGGTAGTCGGATTTTTTTGTTTATAGCAACTTATTCAAACACGCAAGTATGAATTATAAAACACGTTGTGTAATGAGTGGTATTTTTATTGCTATATTGAACTTGATTGGTGTTATTGTTTCATCTATTGGTGTTGTCTTCGTAAAAGAATGGATTGCTAAGAAGAGACGTAAGGTTGTTACTAATCTTCTTACATCTAAAGCAGAATGTTGGATGCAACTCGATAAAATAGCCTCAAACATTAGAGAATCTCTTAATGCTAAAGGTGTTTACGTTGCATACTTTCATAATGGTGGTAAGTTCTGTAATGGTATTAATATGGATAAGTTTACTGTTATCGCAGAAGATTACGATATTAGTATTACAGATCCTTATAAGAATCGTTATAAGAATGTTCTTACTTCTATTATGCCTTATACTATTCTACGCTTATACAGAGATAGTAAGTACATTTTCCGTATGAGTGCTTTGACAAGGTATCATTCTAATATGTATGTTGGGGATCTTCGTTCACGTGGATGTAATACTGCTATTAGCATTCTTATTCGTGACTTGAAAACTGATATGCCTATTGGCTTTCTTAGTGCTGAGTTCGAGCTTGACTTTGAACCTGACGCTGAAATGATGCAAACATTCTGGAAAAATCACAATCGTATTTCTCGCAATATGACTATGGTTATAGATGCGACAGAAGATACCATTAAAAACTAAAATACCATGACTGTTATTTACGCAAGAACTAGTCTGCCATCAAGGTGTGGTAGAGGTTTCAAAAATCAAAAGAACGTTATTAGAGTTACTAACCGGTATACTAATGCTGGTCCGTGGCACGGGGTTGTTCCAGTTAAGAATCGTCCTATTATGATCATAGGTGGTTCTGATACTCCTGAACTTAAATTGTCTACTAATCTTCTTAAATTTATCCCTAGAGGTGAAACTAAGGAGCTTGGTATTACTACTAATAAATCTTGGCGAATTGTTTAATGTATTATTATGGCAACACTTAATCAATTAGGAAGTAAGATTTCTAATATATTAGGTAAGCCCGGTGATCATAGCATTCAAGAGAGAGCAAAAGATGCTTGTAAGGCACTCTTTGCTACTTTTATTCGTCAGAGTATTGAGCGCAATGGTGTAGATGAGGTGCTTAAAGTTAGCTTTAATGTTCCTCTTATCTGCGTTCCGCTTACCGATATAGAAAACACATATGCGGGAATTGGTGCTAAAGATATGGTTCTTACTACTGAGCATCGAGTTCCTACACCTTTACGTATGCCTAATGATGCACCTTTTCTTCATGTTTATACTCAACATGATGACGGGAGTCTTATTACATATAAGTACGCTAATAATAGCGTAGTTCCGCTCCTTACCACAGTCTATTCCCCTACTGGGGTTTGGGGAGTGTATCAAATCGTTAATGGTAAACTTAAAATTATTATCAAAAATACTCTCAAAAACTTTGAGATTGATGCTAAAAATTATAAGTTTGTAACAATCGTGTATGTAGCTGAAAATCCTGCTGAGGTTATCACTATGTATATGGAAGATGATGGTCAAGATATTGAACTTCCACTTCCTGCTGATATGATAGAACGTATAACTTATGAGGTTCTTAGAACTGAATTTGGTATTAAGCCTACAGAACACGAAGTTAAGATTATTAGTGATGCAACTTATGCTCCTAATGATCCTAATGGTACTCAACGTTTAATCCATAATAAAGTAGAATAAACTATATGGAATCCATGCACTATTACCACGACTATCTCGAACAATGTTATAACACTATCGAGAAATTAAGTACTGATCTTCATAACATTTATGTTAGACGTAACAATCTAGCTAATATCTGTTATGCTAATCTGAATCTTCTTGAATCAAATGGAATAACTAAAGAGATTATTGATGATCTTATTTTAGGTAAACGAGTTAAAGGTGTTAAGCTCTTACGTAAACTTAATTGGAGTGACGAAGCTAAAGCAGTATCTCTTCGTATTACGTTCAATCGTTTTGTTTATCTATCTACTATTCGTATTCCTAAACTTCTTGCTATTATTAGATATTACGATTGGATGTGTCGTATTCCTTATCCGATATTTAATCAAATACAAAGAGGTCTTAATAAGTCTCTAATTGAGAATCTTATTCGTGGTGATAGTGTTTCTTTAGGTACTTACATTGGTAAGTTTCAAGTTCAACGTGCTGTTGCTAGAGAATCTGTTGATTGGGCTGCTTCGTTTCGTCTTAGGGATGAGATGATTGCTGCAGGTATCGAAGTTAAGAGTTTTCTTAATCCTTATGGTAAGAATTGGCACGTTAAATCTGATAATCCGTATTATTGGTTCTGTAAATGGATACGTCATAATATGGGTGTTGATGTTGTACCTAATCAAATATTCTATAAATTTAAACCTAATCATTGTCATGTAAACATTATGACTAGCGATAAGGTGCTTAGGCATAAATCTATAGAAGAAGTTATTAAAGCGGATAATCTTGCATTTGATGCTAAACTCAAATACATGATTGAACATGATAAAACTATTATGGATAGGTATCCGCCTACTAAAAGCAAAAGAGAACGTATTAAAAACAATGAAGTAGATGAATACATTAGACCAAAACTTGATTAGTTCTAGTGTTGTTATTCATAGGATTATAGAAGATTATGATGTTCATTCTATGGACTTTATGACTCGTATTCCTACTTGGATATGTGAAGCTCTTGCTGATTTAAATATTCAACAGCATCTTATTAATGTTGGTAAAGTTATCGATTTTGATGAGTATCGTTGTGAGATTCCAGAGGGTTGTGAGAATATACGTCTTGTTACAATTAATGGTAAACGTGCGGATTTTACTACTAATCCTGCTCCATTTGAGCATGATGATGGAAATTATATACCGCTCGCCGTTTCATTCCCGATAGGGATAAACCTTACAGAAAATGTCGTTTTTGACTTCATACAGACGATTTCCGGCAGTTTATACACGTATTCGATTAATGGGTCGTATTTGCATTTGAATGTCAGAAAAGGCACGCTAGGTGTCTTATTTCACGGGTTGCCAATGACACTTGACGAGATTCTTAAAATCAATGTTCCTCTTATACCTAATAATGATGTTCTTATTGATGCTCTAAAGAACTTTGTTATGATGCGTATTCTTCAACGTAATTACAGGCATCCTGTTTTAAATCTTAGAGATAGTAATCCTTATACTAATCCGGCACTTGCTTACGATAATGCTAAAATTAAAGTTCGCAATGCTTGTAATAAGCTTACTAAAGATAAACGCGATGATTGTAGTAGGTCGTTATTAAACTTCTTAAATATGAAAAATCATTATGTGAATTAATTATGAATATAAATGATGGTTTATATCCTAATGCTAATCCCGGTGCAGTCAGAAATGGTGTTAAGTCATTTGCATTAAATATAATGTATAATGATGATGGTAATACTCTGATTAACGAGAATGGTTTTGAGGTTTATAAAAAAGACTTAGACGTCTACGGAACTTTAGTTGGTAAAATTGAAGTTCCGTTAGGCGTCATTTTGTTTTTTAAAGGTATCCCCGATAAAATAGTTTATATATATCAAACAACTAAAGATAAAGATGATATTAAAACTATTGTATTTCAAGGTAACTTTAATTTTACTATAGATCATCCTATTAGTGGTACATTCACATATATTGATGAAACTAATTTATTTATAACATTTACTGAAGGTGTATCTAGTGATAATGAAACTCGTATTCTATATATTACTGAAGCTCAAAGTAAATATAAAGGATATATTGAAAATCCTATTATTGAAGATAATGTTACTACAATTACATTTAAAGAAGGTTTTGAATATATTCTTAATCTCATTCCTGATATAATATTTCCCACATTAGATGTTAATATTATTGCTGGAGGTCTTAAAGCTGGAGGTTATCAATTTGCAACATCTATTAAATTACATGATGGAACATATAGTGATTATTCTCTATTATCTCCTGTATATTATGCCGCTCCTGATTATGGTGAGAACATTGCTATAGGTGATGTAACTAAAAAGGGATTTAGATTTAAATTTAGTAAAGCAGGTACTTACAAATTAGCTATAGTATATAAAAGTCCTACTACAGAAGAATGTTATGAAACTTTTGAAATTAATATTCCATCTGTCAATAGTACTTTTGATTTTACTACTATATCTAAGATGAAATCTATTTCTATAGATGATATAATTATAAGTAATACCGCTTATACTAAAGATGAAGCTCAAACATCTTTTGATGGTTATCTTCTTAGAGGTAATGTTGTTACTCCTGAATATAAAGATATTACTGATTTCTTCACAAGTATTGATGGTGAACTTCTTCTTCAAAAAATTAAAATTGATTTTGTTAAGTTTGCTGAATTTAGTGGTGTAAAAGATTTTGTTAATACTTCTATTACTCCTCATAGTGGAAGTGGTAAAGTTGGAGATTTCTTTAAATCTAAAGATATATCTAATAGTGGTTCTTTTAAGGAAGATGAAGTTTATTATTTCTTTATTACTTTTATAGATCATAAAGGTAAATATATAAATAGTTTTCCTATTAAAAATTCTCGTGGAACTTATGCTCATATAATCAATGCTTCTAAAACTAAAACTCTTGATTTGTATGGAGCTAAAGTTAATATGAATACTTTTGTTTCAGCTTTTAATACTAATATTAATATTACTAAATTTAAAAATAGTATTAAAAGTTATGCTATTTATTATGCTAAATCTACACCTGAGATTTCAAACTGGATTTCTCAATGCCTTACTATTCGTGATATAGGAACTAATGATGTAATTGGAGATAATTATGAAGATCCTTTTAGATCCGCAAGTCGTTTTAGGTTATATCCTATTGAATATCTTGTTACTAATACTGTATTACCTTCATTCTACATTAAAGGTCTTAGGTATAATAAAGAAGCTAAAATATGCCTTAATAATTATGAAGGTGGTTCTGGTACTGAATGGGGAAATGATGCCATTCATCAAGCATGGAATGCAGGAGATAGAGCTAGATTAAATTCTCTTATTCAAGAAAATCTTCTTAATGGCAAGAATCTTAATACTCCTGATAAATCAATTAATGCTGGTGAATATCTAGGAGCTTTTGATAGACTTAGTAAATATACTAAAAAGACTGATATGCCTAAGACTAGTAAAGATTTTAATATGTTTACTGATTGGGGAGATCATATCAAAGGCCCTTGGGAATCTGGAGATCTTGTTCATTCTATTCTTGATACAGAAACTACAGATATTGCAAATAATGCTCCATATCCTACAATTCTTAATGCAGACTTTTATCCTGTTAATAATAGTGCTATATCTAATGCTGGATGTGATAGTAGTTTCAAATTAATTAATGGTTCTACTATGCTTCAAGAAAATATCTTTGGATTAGCTAAAGAAGGTACTGATAGTGAAGGTGGAACTAGTTTACCTAATGAGTCTCTTACGGATATTGTTTATAAACAAGCTGATGAAGAAATTGATGGTATTAAACGAGATGTAAGAACTCAAACTAGGGTTATTTCTGTTATAACTAAGGATGATGATTCTGATAGTTATAGACAAGAATTAACTACTATTAAAGAGAAACTTATATACGCCAATGGTTATAATAATGCTGAATATTTAAAACAAAATTCAGAAGGCACTTGGGAAGTTATAACAGATGAAAAAGAAGCTACTATAGTTTTAAGTAGTGAAATTACTGTTAAGACTCTTACAGCTGAAGAATATAATTCTATTATTATTGAAGTATCTAATAAAGATGATTCTAATTGGATTCTTCTTTATAATGAGAATAAAAAATATTATAACTTTAATACGTTTACTATATTTAATAGAGGTATTGTAGATTTAAATCGTTATTATGACGTTAATACAATTCCTGTACCTGATTTATTTAATTTATCTTTAGTTGCTGCATCTAGTATATATCCTATAGAGAATACTGATGAAATTATTCTTATTGGTGATACATTTCCAGCTTGTGTTACTCAACGTTGCACTTGTCCTTCAAATAAATTCAATAATGTTGGAGATGCTACTCATCATAATAATAATATCTATCATATTCATCGTATGATTATTACTTATTATATTAAAAGTAGAATGAATTTTCTTGCACTTCATAGTGGTAAAAATGTAAATAGTTCTATTATTAAATATAAAGGTACTACAGCTAATAATAATTTCTCGGGTAAAGCTAATAAATTTAATATCAATACTATTATCAATAAATTCACAAGTGGTCTTAGTGAGGAATATGCACCTCATACTATGGATATATATCCGACTACTTTTGATTATGATTCTATTATTGATTTAGGTTATAGAGATTATGTTATTGATAACTTTTGGCATACCGAAGATGGAAGTGCTTATGATGTTGAAATGAATTGGAAAGGTTTCAATGATATTACTCAATTTAAATCTACTGATAATCTAAAAGATACATTTGCTGCTAGAATTATTCGTTCTAATGTTAATAATATGGAATCGAATGATATTGGTTGGCGTAAATTTAAAGCTGATTCTTATAAAGATATTCCTATTACTAAAGGTTCTATTGTAAATCTTTTATCAGATGCTAAATCTCTTTATATTCAAATGGAACATACTCTATTTGTAACATCTGTTAAAGATAGTCTTAATCAAGAAGAAGATGGGACTTATATTGGTACTAGTGATATTTTTGAAAGAACTCCTATTGAAATTATCTTTAATAATACCGGTAAGATCGGATGTAATAATAAGTTTTCTTCTATTATTACTCGATATGGTTATTTCGTTTGTGATAACTTTACAGGTACTATATATCATGTTAAAGGTGAATCGGATGTATCTGATATTTCATCTATAGGTCTTCAAGGTTGGTTTAAAGAATATATTAAAGAAAATGCTATTAATCCTCTAAATACTAATGGTAATTTCTTTATATTCGATGATTATAATAGTCGTATCATATTTGTTTCTAATAATCCAGATAATACTTATACGATTTCATATAACCTTAAGACTAATTTATGGATTAGTTTTCATTCTTATAATCCTATTATTACTTGGTCGAATCGCTTAGGTACATTTGTTGTTGATACAAATAATACTAAGATTTATAAGATTAATGCTCCTAATAAGTGTATATATTTTGATAATAAGATAATGCCATCTATTGCTCAATTTATATATAATGAAGAACCTCTTGTTAATAAGTTATTTAATCATATTGAATGGAATAGCGCACTTGTTCATAATTGGAATCATCTTATTGCTGATAAGATTAAATTCTTATATGATAAGACTATTGATTATTTAATGATTAATACTGATACTCAAAGTACTGGTATTTTTCCAATGATTCTAGATGAAACTTGGTATGATGACTATACTCTTAAGTACAAAGCTGGACGCTATTTATGGAATTTCATAGAAGACCATATAGACAATGATAGAGCATTTCAAATTCTTAACCCATCTAATATACCTTTTGAAATAGATCGTCTCTTAGGAATGAAATATGAGCCTAAAGCATGGTATGAATATAGCAAGATTCAGAATCAGTTCGGGTATATAACAATGGTGTACTTAAATCGTTTTATTGATACTACTACTAACGAAGATATTAATGAAACTGATGTCAATGCTATCATAGATAAGTATTCAGATAATATTGATATTACTAGTAAAGATTCTAATATCAAACAAGCTGAACTTAGATTATATGATATTAACGTTGTTGTTACTAAGAATACTAGATTATAAACTTAGAGGAACTCTGTAAACCCCGGTAGGGAAAGAGCTTGTGGAAGCGAGAGGAACTCTGTTAATACACTAAGTATGCCTAAAAGTAAAACTAAAACTAATAGTAATGATAGAGAATATATAAATAGACGTCTTGCTCTTGCTAGAAAGTTCTATGATTACATAAATGCTTTTGAAGATGATTATGCAGAGAATAGAACTAAAAGATTAGTTCGTGAAAACAAGAACTCTTTTGATTTTATTATTCCTGATAGTGATTATCCTGATTATTTAGTTTCACGGGCTTTACAAGCTATGTTTGAAACTGAATATGGTGCAGCTTTATTTGAAGCTAATGGAGATAGATATTATAATCCTGATGATGATAGTATTTTACTTACTAAAGATCAACATGGAAATTCTATTTCTCCAATGCGTATTAAAACGACTCCTTTGCATGATATAATTAGAGCTGCAAAGAAAGTTAAAGGTTCTAGTATTGATAAAGCTCTTGCTCTAGCATATACTGAATCTACATTTGGTGTTAATCCTCATTTACGAGGTTTTCTAGGTCGTAAAGGTGAAACTTCTAAAGAAGATGTAACTAGAACGATGAATGAAAATCTTAAAGCATATAATGAAAGTGATACATATAATCCTGCTCAATTATTAGGATTAGATCATATAGATCCTGATAATGTTACTAAAGTTAATACGTATTTATCTAAATTAGTTGGTAAAGACACTAATGCTAAAGAGTTATTCGAATATGAAGATGATGGCTTTGGTGGTAGAAATATCAATTTAACTCGTAAAGGTGAAGAATACTTTGGTAAACGTCTTAATAATTGGTTAAGTGAAGGTAAACTTCCTAATGCTTTAATAAATGGTATGATTAATGCTGAGAACTATGTTGAATCTTATGATCCTACTGTTCAAGCTTTAAAGTATTTTCAAAAGAATCCTGTTAAATATAATAGTTCTATATATAAAGCAGAAGATGCTGGTCAAGATATTAGTAAAATGTCTGATGCTATGAAAAGCATTATTGGTCTTAGAAAACATAATCCTGAATTAGATATGTGGATAGAAAAAAATAAACGTTATGGTGGTACTATTAAATCTCTTAAGGGTAGACGTAGACGTTATGATCTAGGTGGAGCTAGAGATAATGTTAATAGTGTTACTGGAAGTAGCTGGGGTGCAGGTAAAGGTATTCAAGGAGCTGAAACTAAAAGCGGTTTAGCTAAAGGCTTAGGAATAGGTTCTACTGTAGGTGCCGCAGCAGGAAGTATAGTTCCTGGAGTTGGAACTGCAATCGGTGGAGTAATTGGAGGTATTATCGGTGGTGTTTCAGGTTTGATTAGTGGTATCTTTGGTGGACGAAGAAAAAAACGTAAAGCTAGAGAAGCTGCCATTAGAGCAGATATTACTAAGAATTATGAGCTTGGTCAAGATGATATTCGTATTGATCAACAAGCTTTAAATGATATTACAATTAATACAAATCCTATAGATATTTATGGAGATAATCCTATACCTACAGGTAATACTCAAACTGTTAGTAATCAATATAATATGATTGGTATCCCTACAAAAGAAAATTATGAATTTGCTTTTAGATGTGGAGGTAGACGTAAAAGATATGCTGATGGAGGTTCTATAAATCAAGTTGCATCTAATGCAGCAATAGTTGAAGGACCTAGTCATGAACAAGGCGGTGTTTCTTATGGAGCAAATGCAGAAGTGGAAGGTGGTGAAGCAATACTCAATGGAAGTAATGCTGATTATATATTTAGTGATACTCTTAAGCTAGGAGATAGAACTTTTGCAGATATTGCTAAACCTCTTATGTTACATAAAGGTTATCTTGAAGATAAACTTGCTAAAAGTTCTGTAATGCTAGGTGGTCTTTTACGACTTACAGATCGTAGTACTTATGCTATAGATCGTAACACTAATGCTCGTAATACTGAAAAGCAATCTGCTAGACACAATAGACTTCTTGCTGAAATTAATGGAGTTCAAGCTGAATTGAATAATCTTTATAATCAACAAGAAGCTATGAAAGCTGAAGCAGGTAATATAGCAGAACCTAAGCAAGAATTTGCTCTTGGTGGTTCTATATTTGCTTGTGGAGGTAGACGTAAATATCCTACTGGAGGTTTAGCTATTCCACCTTTACAATCTATAGCACCTACTCCTCAATTTGCTGAAATGGATATTCAAACTGTATCTCCTATTACATCTACTGTAAACACAGGAGCTATGAGTGGTGCTACAATGGGAGCTAATATAATTGCTAATTTTATGGCTCAAGATGCTATGAATAAACGTCAAGCTGTTGTATCCGGATTACCTCCTCATATTAAAGATGCTGTGCTTAGTGAAGTTGGTATGAGATGTGGTGGAAAAATTAAGAAAGCTGATGGAGGTTCTGTTCAAGTATCTCCTTTTAGTGATTTAAATATTCAAGTTGATAATCCAACTAAACAGATGATTAATCCTAATCCTTATCTTATGACTCCTATGATGCTTAGAAGATGTGGAGGTAAAACTAAACGTTATGATTTAGGTGGATTTATTTCAGATGAAAGTGGTAATCTAATAGGTGCTGCTGGTAATCTTATAGGTAGTCTTATGCAAGGTCGTAGTAAACGTAAACTCGCTAAAAGCATTTCTGATATGCCAATTCCTAAAAGAGAATATCTTAATAATGTAAATCTTGAATGGGATATAAATACTGATGCTGCTAGAAGAGAAGTTATTGATCAAATTTCTGCTATTGAAGATTTTGTTAAATCTAATTCATCTAGTGCTCCTGTAGCAAGACAAGCTATGCTCAGAGCTAGAAGTAAAGGAGCTAGTGCTTTGGGTAAACTAAAACAAGATGAGTTAATGCAAGAACTTAATATTAGAAATCAAGCTCGTCAAATGAATGCTGAAATTGCTGCTAAGAATAAACAGATTAAATACGAGAATGAAGTTGATGCTTTTGAGAAAGCTAATCTTGCAGCTTCTTTGTTAGCTGAAGGCAATACAGGTATAAGAGATGCTCTTGTAGGTTTAACAGGAGATATTCAAAAAATGCTTAATGATCATACTCTTCTCAATGATAAGCGTAATTCTAATATATTACATCTATTATCTAATGATAATTCTATAGGCTTCTTAAAGAATCTATCTGATAAACAAATATCAAGACTCTTTGGTAAAGATGCTGTAGCTCTTAAAGGTAAAAGATGTGGTGGTAAAGTTAAGAAAAGATATGGTGGTAAAAGATGTGCTTAATTAACTACTGGTATAACTCCGGATTAACGTCCGGAGTTTTGTTGTATATACAAATTTAATTCTTATGGCAATCATAAATAGTATTGAAAATATAGTTGTTAAGTCAGGTAAAGACTTTAAACGTAATGAAATGCAAGATATGTTTACTCCTCGTGCTAAAATGATGGATCAAAATCTTGCTGTTATGTCTTCTTTGCAAGAACGTGCTATTCGTAATGAAAACGCATATAATGAAATGGCTATTAAGATGTCTGAATATAATGCGATTCAAGGTGTAGATGAAGAAGCTCTTGCAGGTAAAATTAATGAAACTCAAGAACACATTAAAGCTAAAGTTGATGAAGATGGAGGATGGTTCTTTGCTGATACAGCTGTTAGCGATGGTGCTCGTAGATTTTTAACTGATGAAGGAGTTAAAACTATTCTTGGTAATAAAACTCAATTTGATGCTATGATGCAAGCTAATGAACAATCTGACGCTTCAGAAGAATATAAAGCATTAAATAGAGCTATGATTCTTAAACGGTTTAATGATGCAGGAGGTAGTTTAGGAGGTAATGGTAAACAATCTATTAGTGCTTTTGGTACAGCTCTTGGTTCAGGTCATGATAGAGAAGCTTTACGTAAAGAAATGCTTGAATACTTTAAAGCTATGAAATCTGATGAAAAAGTTATTTATAGTGAACAATTTCGTAAACAAGCTATAGATTTAATGAATAATCCTACAATTGATGCTATTACTAAATCTACTCTAAAAACTTTATCTAATCCTACTCTTCATGGATTTCAAAGTTTTACTAAAACTATCGAAGGTATAGGAGATGATAGATTAATAAATGTTGCTAAAGCCATTGTATCTAACAATAGTAAATTTAAAAATGCTTTATTGAAAGAAGCAGAATTAAATCTATTTGCTCTAGAACAAAAAGGTATTACACCTAGTAATGCTGTAAAAGACAATATATATTCTACAGCTTTTACTGATTCTAATATTTTAAAAACTTTAGTAATAAATTCTCCTGAATATAAAAATGCTAATAGTAATGAAAAGATTGTATTGCTTAATGCTATAAACAATCCTAATAGTATTTATATAAAAGAATTAATAGATAGAAATTATAGTTTTTTAAATCAAAATCCTAATGAAACTGAATCTGATTATGAAGCTAGATTATCTAATTTTTATAAAGCTAATTATATAGATTCTGAAATATCTAATGTGGCTACTTATTTATTGCCTATGAGATATACTAAAGAGAAACTTGATGTAGATAATAAGTTCTTTGAAAGTCTATTTAATAAGCAACTAGAAAAGTCTGAAGATACTTCTAAAATACTTACTAGAGAAAGAGATGGTTTAGTTGGAACAATAGTTAATCTTCCTAGTATGACTTCTGAACTAGAAGCAAATCGTAAAGCAAGATTACTTAATCAAACTTCTCAACATTCAAGAAATATATCTGAATTAGAAAGATTTAATAACTATTTAGCTAAAAAGTCTACTAATGGAGAAAATATAACTAAAGAAGATGAAGATAAATTAAAAGCTCTTAACCTTAGAGTTCAAGAATCTCAAAGTATAATCAATAACATTCTTTCTGAATATGATGCTTATAAAGGTGGTATTCCAACAAATAAAGAAGATAAAGCAAATTTAAGCTTAGCACTTCAAAAGAGTATTAAAGAATATTATGATGTATTTAATCGTGTTGGAATTTTTGGAAGTTTAACTAATGTTATCAATGAAGAAACTTCTGACTTAGATGAAAATGGAAATCCTATTAAAGGTACAGGCGTTAATCTTAGAGATGGTGTTAAATTTAATGCAAATGATAAAACTCAGAAAAATATAAATGAATATCTTCATATAAAAGATATAAGTTATATATTAAGTAATTCAGATACTCCAGAGGAAGGTATTAAAAAAGCCACAGAGTTTATAAAAAATAGTAGCAAAACTAATCCTTATGTAAAAGAGTTTGCAGATAATATATCTAAAACATTTGGGGATATTAGTACTGGATTAACTTCTATTCTAATGGGTAATCTGATTGAAAACTATGGTAATGAAACTAATATGATTCAGTCTAATCCTGGAGTTGTTATTGGTATATCCAAACCTACAGAAACAGGTATTGTAAGTACTGTTAGAAATAATATGGCTTATAAAATTGAAAATCATCCTGAAGCATTTACTATTATTGATAATCAATTGTTAGATGGTGATGATTTAGAGTTAGATGCTGAATCCGTTGGTGTTCCTATAGATTTGAATAATGAATCTCTTAGGAAATTCTTATATACTGAAGATAAAGGTACAGATAAGAACCCTAAATATTCTAAATCAGATATTACTTATGAACTTATGGAATTGAGTGATGGTCGTAAAGCACTTAATCTTATAAAGAATGTTCAAGGTTTTAATAATGTTAGACAGAAACTCACTATTGTTGCGAATAATGATGCCGATCAGAATACTATAGATGAATTTGAATTAGCTATGCGTATGACTTCTGCATTCGATATGGCTGATAGACCTAATGCTGATACAAAATTTATATTTGATGCTATGTCTACACATCATGGTGGAAGTTTAACTTTTGGTCCAGATCCTTCCAATGCTATTCAAATGAATGATGCTTCTGCATATAATATTGTTGAATATAATGGAAGATATTATAATAATGTTAAGTCGTTATTAAATGCTTTTGTTAAAAATCCTATAACAAATGTAGATAAAACTATATATCATAATAATTTTAGAATTACATTTAGTAAAGATTCAAATAATAATTTTACTACTCAAATTGATACGTATGATAGTACAACAAATTCATTTGAGCTTACAGATAAATTTATAAGTGATAATTCTGAAGACTTTATTAATAATACACAACGTAGATTAAGCGTTATATCATCTATATTAGATTATAAAGATGCTTATAGATTAACTAAAGAACAATTAGATAATCTTACTAAGTTTAATGCTAATATGTCTACAGCTAATTTTAATTATTGATATTATGCCTATTGATTTTGATAAATTAGAAAGCATACAAAGAAAATCTACTTATGCTCCTAAAGATAAGTATAAAAGATCTTCTTTTAATCCTAATTCTTATAGTATAGATAATAAGTTATTACTCAATTTAAGAAAACATTCTGGAAATAGTCAAAATATAGTTCCCGGTAATGTTAATGCTTATATTGAAGCTAGAGCTAGAAATCAATCTACTTGGGATCGTATTGGTAACTCTCTTGTTCAAACCGTTGGAGAAATAATTGGTGGTACAATTGAAAGTGCAGGTTCTATACTTGCACTTCCCTCTAAACTCATAGATAGTGATGAAGCTTATACTCGTAATTTTTTAGAAAGACTAGGTAATTCCATTAATGAAGGTACTAGAGAAGCATTTCCTATTTATATGACTGAACAAGCTCAAACGGGTAATTTATTAGATCGCATGAAAGGTGGTGGTTATTGGGCTTCAATAGTTCCATCTATTTTAGGTAGTGCTGCTAGTATAATGCTTCCAGCTCGTGGAGCTTCGTTATTATTAGGTAAAGCTTTTAGAAGTGCTGTTAATCTAGGAAGTAAATCTAAATATGTTAAAGATTTATTTAAGTTGGGTACAAAACTACAAAAAGCTAAAGCTCTAAACAGAGCTAATAAAATAGCAGATATTTATGGTTCTGCTGTTATAGGACGTATTCTAGATTCATCTCGTGAAGCTTATGGTACTTATGAACAAGAACGTGAATGGTTTCTTAATAATTATAAGAACTATGTTGAACGTGATGAAAATGGTAATGCTATTCTTAAAGCTCCGGGATTAGAAGAAGTTCCTCTAAATGATACTAATATTGAAAGTATTGCTGATAGATATGCAGATAATGCAGCTTCTAAAGGTTATTGGAGATCTATGTCTAATATAGCTTATGACGTAGTTGAATGGATGAATATCTTAGGTACTGCTAAAACTCTTACTAAAGCTACTAGAGATAACATTCGTAAAGCTATGGCAACTGGTGATAAATTTGCTATAGTTCGTACATTAAATGCTATACCCAATGCTGATAAAGGTCAAATTCTTAGAGCTATTGGAGGTTTCGCTGGAGGTTCTCTTGCTGAAATGGCAGATGAAATGACTATGAGTATTGCGATGCAAGAAGGTACTCATGCAGCTCGTAAAGATTTTGGTTTACTTTCTGATACTGACGCTCTTACTGATTTTAGCATGAGAGTTAGTAGTTATCTTAAAGATCCTGATATTTGGACTGAAGGTATTGGAGGTCTTTTAGGTGGTGCTGGTATGCAAGCAATAATGCCATTTATTGAAACTAAGATCAATAAACGTGGTATTGAAAGAGAACATGAATATCTTAAAGGTATTGAACGTGCTACAGAAGCTATGCGTTCAGGTCTTGATGGTATTGTTGAATCTCTTGCAGAAGGTGATATTGTTGGTGCTAAACTGAAAGAACAAGAAGCTATTCTTAATCAAATTGCAGCTAATAGTCTTGATGGTTCACTTGAGTTCTATAAAGAGATGCTTAGAAATATGAGTGCTTCTCTTAAAGAAATTCAATCTGTTAAATATAGAAAAGATAGAGGTGAAGCTATTAGTGCCGAAGAACAAATTGCACTTGATAAAGGTGAATCTTTACTTGCAAATGCTGATTACTTTGAACAGACTCTTAATAAGATTGAAGCTGTTGAAGATATTTACAATAAACATTTCGATGCAGTCAATGGTACTACCGACAAAAATCTCTATGAATATCAACGTCGTATTGCTACTCTTGAAGCTCAAAAAAGACTTAATGAACTAGAACTCGAAGCTATTACAGCTAATCCTGCTGAATATCAAAAGCGTGCTGCTGAATCTAAAGAGTATCTTAGTAATTATGTTGATTCTAAATATACAGACGATAATATTCGTATAGCTAAGAAAGCTGATATAAATACTTATGCTGAAAATAATGCAACTCTTGAAGATGCTAAAGCTGCATTAAGTGTTTACGATAAAATGATTGCTAGTCTTAAGAAACAAATAAGTGAACTTGAAAATGCAATCACTAATGCTCCTAAAGATGCTACTGCTGAACAATTATTAGGTCTTAAAATAGCTCTTAAAGGTGCTAATAGTAAACTTGAATCTTATAATAAAACTCTTAGTGATATTAGTAATATTCGAGATACAGCGACTAAAAACATTGAAGCTCTTAATTTAAATAAAGATGATAAAGAGGCGGCTCAACAAGCTAGAACTCTTTTATCTAATCTTACTAATCCGGAAGAAGCTAAACGATTCTATGAAAATAGAAGAACTGCTATTGATGCTGAACTTGATTATTATCGTAATGGTAATGGATTTGAAGATATTAAAGATCAAATAAAATTATATGAAGATGAAATCAAAGCTTCTACTGATAAAGATCTAACTGATGAACTTAATACGTATCAAACTTCTGAAGCTTTACAAGCAGATGAATCAAAGTTCTCTGATTCAGACACAAGAAAAGCCGTATATAATGCCCGTCTTGCTAGACTGCAAAAACAAGAATCTGACACTAAAGCCGCTAATGCTCGTAGAGAAGCTGCACTCAAGGCAGAACAAGAACGTCAAGCGAGACAACAAGAAGAACGTGATGCGCTTGCAACAGAAGAAGATTCAAATGCTGCACCGATAGGTAGTGGTACATTCGGTAGATCTTATAGAGAATTTGAAGGTATTAAACCTTTATCCAATGAAGCTTCTAGTCTCTATAATGCACTTATGTCTGAATCTCAAGTTACAGATTCACCTCTTGCTAACGTTATTGAGAATAGACGTAAAAGCAAATCTCTTACTTCTAAAGATGCAATGCTTCTTGAAGAAATTAAAGAATTCAATGATGCTACTAATAGAGCTTTAGATAATTCATTTGATACTCTTACGACTACAAATCTTAAATGGATTGTTACTCGTATTGCTGCTAAATACTCTATATTTGATAATATATTCTTTGGTCGTAGATTCAATTGGATTGACGCTGTTACTAAAACAGAAGTTGAATATGCACCTAGCATAAATAACGGTGATCTTAGTGCTGAACTTAATAGTTATTTGTGGCATCTTAGTCGTTATACTGCTCAAGTTCTTGAACAAAGTGGTAGACCTCTGCCTAGTTTCTTAGCTGATGTTCACTTCGGTTTAAGTGAGACTACAAAGAATGATATTAATGCTCTTACTAACAAAATTATGCAGGAAGCTAAGAGTATGCAAACTAAATTTGATATTATCAATAATACTATAGAAGATAATTTAGGTCGTAAGAATTCTAAATATGCTTTATATGTATCTATTGGTGGTGTTGAATATAGAGTGCTTAATACTCCGAATCCTCGTAAAGATGTTGGTATTGTTATTGAAGGTTTTGAGAATCAACTTAATCGTTATGTGCTTACTCCCGCTAATATGGCAACTCCTAACGATGATTATATTCTCATTGCTAGACAAACACAAAGCTCCGCTCCTGACCAGTCCTTGCCTCCTACCGGGGACTACAAAGCTCAACAGAGTTCCACTGATGAAACTATTACTCCTAAAACTGAGATTACAGAGACTATTTCTAGTGCTAATGGTATTACTACTGAATTTGTAAGTGATGAAAGTTCTACTAATACCGATGATGCGCCAATCGAGTTTGTAACGGCTTCAAATCAGCCCCTTATAGACTTCAAAATAGAGGGTATTGATACTAAATCCATGCTTGAATTTTTAACGTCTCTAATGAGCCAAGAGGGGGTAAATTTGACACTATTCGACACGGATTTGATAAACGCCTTAGTGCTTATTCCGAAGCTGCTTAGAAACACTAAAGTTGGTAGTAAGTATGCTTCTGATGCTTATATTAAAGCTCTAATGAATAAGTACTTTACAGACGCTAAACTTACTGGTGTTGAAACTAAGATTATTGAAACTGCTAAGAAAGTCGCAGCTGCTATTAGTATTAACATTGATGAAGGTGGAAATTCAATTCGACTGAATACTGCTGAAAATTGTCGTAATGCTATCAATGCTCTTGATAATCTTAAGAGTTTATATAAAGATGAATCTAAATGGTTATCAGATATGCAATCTCTTACAGATGCTCTGAATACTGTTTATGAATCTGATCTTGTTGCTAAGTTTGCACAAGTTCTTACTCAATCTAAAGATTATAATTCTAATGCTATTGCCATACGTCTTGATGAAACTCTTCATAACAAATTTGCTATGATTGCTCAAGACTTAGGTGGTATCTTTGTTGATAATTTTAATCTCTTTGGTACACTTGTTGCTTTTATTAGTGATAGAAGTGGTTTTAGAATTAATAAGATTAACTATTATGATCTTGTTAATGGTATGCGTGAATATCGTGGTGATAATTACAAAGAACTCATACCTGAAATCATGTCTATTATGAATATTACTAATTATCTTCATAATGAATTTAAGAATAGACGTGATTACTATAGTGCTAGATTTGCAGTAACTAAAGATGCTACTTATAAAGAGCTTTATAATAATTATAGTTTCTTTTATGATCTTATAGATGTTGCTCCTACTAATGGTTTACCTTTAACAGAAGCTCAAGTTCTTGATTTTATTAATCGTACACCTGAGATTAAAGGTAAAACATATCATGAAGGTCTAGATATTAACTTTAGTCCTAACGGTGCTCCTGAGAATATTCTAGGTAATAGTACTGCTACTAACTTAGGTATTTATGAGTTACTTGATGATATTAAAGAAGGTGATGAGGTTACTGTAGTTCAAACTGATTTAGAAGAGAATCCTAATAGAGCTTCTTATGATGTTGTAATGAATCGTAATGGTAAAGAGTATAAATTAGGTTCTATTCCTAAACTCGAAACTATTACAAATGGTATAGCGTATACAATTCAAGGTGCGAATGGTGTGTATTATCCACGTAAATTTGCATTTACAGATGATATGGCTAAGACTTTTGCTGAATATCAAAGAGAGCTATTTAGATTCATGTATCATTACGATATTGCTTTTAATCCTCGTAATAATATATCTGCTAAAGATAGAGAGAACTCTGAACGTAACATTGATATTATCTTTGATCAGTTTAGAAAAGATCGCTTTAAGAAGCTAATGGATACACTTAAAGAACTTGTGTATTCTAATCTTACATCTAAGCAGATTAAAGATATTATGAATAGTCAGACAATGATCGGAGTTGTTGATTCTGAATATACAAGTGATACTGACGGTGAAATTTCTATTGATAATGTAGCTCTTTCATTTAATCAAATATATCAAATTTGTACTGATTTATTTCCTGCTTCTAGAATTAATCATTCAAATATGGATAGTATTATGAATGCTACGGCTATTACGAAACATTTCAATGACGCTGTTAATCGTCATGAAATGATCTTCCGTAATAATCAAGCTATTCGTAATGATATTCGCTTTACAGGTTCTAATACTTTTAGAATAAGTCATATTAGTGCTGGTAGAATACTAATTAATGATGAAGCTCGCAACGAAGATCATGAAGCTAAACATGGATTACCTATTATGCATCATCGTAATTCTTTATTAGATTCTATTAAGCCTACTAAAGATGTTCTTGATTCTAAAGGTAAACCTAGAGTTCAAATACTAGCTATTGATGAGAATGGTGTTGGTAGAGATCCTAAAACTGGTGGTATTGTTCAGAATATAGATAAGTTTGCAACACCTCATGTAGCTGATACTTTTATTGGTAATAGACGTCATGAAGTTGTTGTTATACCTCAAACTGATTCACTTAATACTGTATTCCCTATATATCCTAATACTATTATGGGTTCTATCACTGATAAAACAGAAGAAGCTCGTATTAGTAAATTAGGTAAATATACAAAATATATTGGTGATGCTATTAAAGAAATTCTTGCTCTTAATACTGGTAATATAACCGAAGCTAGACTTGATATTTCTAATAGACTTCAAAATATTATTATATGTAATGAACGTAGTAGTGCCGTTCAAGATGATATTTATTTTCAATCTGGTAACAATGGTGATGGTAGTAAACGTTATGTAATGCTCAAAGCTGTTCTTGGTGATGGTAAAGGTAAAGAAGCTTATCATAAGTTTATTCAAACTACTATTGATGGACGTGACGCTGTTATTCATTATACTTCTAGTAATAAACTTGATGTTGCTAACTATAATGGTGCTTTAAATCATCCTAGTTATCCACATACTGTTTATTACTTAGATACTCCTGCTGATGTTCAAAAGTTTAATAATAAACTTAATAGTATAATTCCTAATCTAGTTCGTCAATTCGGTCTTAAAGATGGAATTGCTGTAGCTAAAGATTCTACTGGTAGTTCTTATACTACTGGATATACAGATCCAGTTACAGGCGAACGTTATGAAGATATATATGACTATTATATGGCAACTAATGCTAGATATTCAGATGTAGCTTCAGTTAAAGATAGATATGGAAATGTTATAAGTAATGTTACTATTGCCGGAAACGCTCCTATTAAGTTTTCTATTGCAACAAAAGCATTCGATACTGAAACTGATGTTCCTCAACGTTTTTATGATCCCGTTGAATTACTTAAAACAGTTCAAGATGCTGATCGCTATAAAGAAGATTGGTCTAGTATCTCTAAACTTGCTAATATACTTGAATATGAAGCTGGTATTAATCCAGTTTATATTAAGCATAATGTAAGTGAAGCTAAGATTAATATTGAAAGCGAAGGTTATACTGATCCTGTTAAGATTGCTGATGATGGTTTTTATCGTAATCAATTCAGGATTGATATTAATTACAATTATGATCATGCTAATCGTAAGGAACATCAAGGTTATTTAACTCGTACTTTAGCTCATGAGATGATTCATACTTATATTATGAAATTCTTTAATGCTACTCATCGAGATATTAATAACCCTGAATTACTTGCTAAACGTGAAGCTCTTATTGATTATAATAATAAAGAGTGGCAAGAGTGGTTTGCTGATTTTAATCAAGCTGTTATAAATACTCGTGCTGAACTTACAGGTAAAACTGATTTAAATGATCGTGAGAGATTCTTAAAGGATATGCTTAGTGATAAAGGTATTGCTAATAGATTTATTGAAATTATTAGTCAAGAAATCTCTAGTATATCTGAATCTATTGATACTAAACTTAAAGATCGTGCTAAAGGTACTAAGAATGTTATTAATGGTAAAGATGCTATCTCTGAAATTGTAACTTATTCTCTAACTGATCCTCGTATCTTTAGACTTCTCAATGAACTTCATTCTACTACTGAACGTGTTGAAGGTTCTGAGAATCTTGAAACTCCTACGTTTTGGGAGAAGTTTAAAAGAATTCTTCTTAATATATTTGAGAAGATCTTTGGTTTCAAAGATACTGAAGTTAAAACTGATTCTCTTATGGAACGTTTTAATGATGTTCTTAATAGAATCTATAATAAAGACTTTAGAGATATGGAACCTGATGGTATTACTTATGGTATTCGGACGAACTCTCCAGCCCCCGGTAGAGAAGGAGCTGTGGAAGGGAGCGGAACGTCTGCTGCATCTACTGTTGAATCTACGACTACAGAAGTTCAAAATGCTGTTAATACAGTTGCAAATGGTGATGCAAACGCTACTGCTGAATCTCCTACGCAAACTACTCCTCGTCGTAGGGCTAGACTTGGTACTAGTTCCGATAGTAATATCAAAGCTGCACAAATTCTCGAAGCTGTAAAATATTTACATGATTCGGTTGATAGCTTGAATAAAAATAGTAACTTAGATGAAACTAATAAACGTATTTGTTAAACGTATAAAACTTCTACTATGGGTTTAGATTGTAATATTATCCCTCAGATTAAAGTTGGTGATAGCTATACTGATAGTAAGTGTTTTCAAGATTTATGGGATAGGGCTAAAAAGCTCTATCCTAATAATCCTATTAAAGCACGTGCTGTTGCTAAAGCTAACTATGAAGCTCTAAAATCTGCTTCTTTTGTATCCGAGTATGGAGATTGGGTTTTGCTTCGTGCCATCCAAAATGCAAGACTGACAGACGCCCAATTTGCCACTTTTCAGAGCGTCTATGGCAATAATATAGAACGCTTGACTAAAAGTATTACCGTACCATTAAACGAGCAAGGAGAGCCGGAAATAAGGTCATTTCATAAATACACTGCTGCTAAGAAAGCACAAGTTCTATATGATAATGATTATCCTTTTATTGCTGATAGTGAGCAAATGTATTTAAATCGTATCTTTGCTGCTATTGCTTTTAGACTTGAACCTCAATTCAAGAATCTTACTTATAAAGATTTTAAGAATGGTGTTACAATTCGTTCTTTAATTGCTACTGTATTACGTCAGTATGCTCAAAACGATAACCCTAATGTTGGTTATTTAGGATTTGCTGCTCAATATAATAATCGTCTTGATGAACTTGAAGCTGCTGGAGTTGCTGATGAAATTATAGATAACGATCCTCTTCTTATCAGTTATGAAAGTAAGATGAATAATCTTCTTAAACTTGCAGATCAACTTGATAATCTTGATGATCAAGGTATTTGGCAGAGTTTCATTAATTATTATAAAGCCGAATTTATGGCTGATATTAATGATTTCGATATTGAAGACCACATGACTATGGGAGAGATCAATGGTGCTTCTATGACTGATGAGCAAAATATCAATAAGTCTTGGAATAGGTCTCTTCAATTTAAAGTTGATCGTAAGAATACTGCTTCTTCTCGATTTAAACGTATGCTTACAGAAATGATTTATAATAATCAAAGTAATCTGTTTGCTACACTTGAAGATTCTCAATTTAATGGTACTGCTTCATATTATAATAAATATGGTTTAGCAATGCCATTTGATATTAATGTTCTTTGGAACTCTTTGATTGATGCTACTCGTTATGCAGCTAATAAAGAAGAGCTTATAAATAGTCTTAAAGTTACTTCTGAATCTGTTTATAATGGTCAGCTTCAACCTATTATTGATCAAATTGAGATTCTTCCAAATGATGATGCTAGTACTATTGAACGCAAAGAAATATTCTACAATATGTACATGGCATCTGTTGATATGGCTACAACTGTTGTTACTCAAAGTGAAACTATGAGTTACAATATGTCAGAAAATGATTATAATCTTGCTTATTCTGTTAAAGAGAGTAATCGTCAATCGTTTGCTACTACTAATATTTACAATCAATATCGTAATATTCTTAGTGATAAATTTCAACATGTTGGTAGTCGTGCTGCTGTTCAGTATGATATCAATGCTATATATAAAACCGGTAAATCTATTACGGATAAAGTAAATACTTTACTGTATAAATCTAACAATGTTGGTATCAATTGGTCTCCTAATACTATATTTAATTATTTATCTATTAAATTTAGTGTTCCTTTTGATGTAATTAAAGCTTTATATCATGACGGAAATGATGATAATAAAGTTAATAAACTTGTATATCAGAAAATTGAGACTGAACTTGTTAATATTGACGATGTATTTGATAAGATTCTTAATCAAATTAAAGCTAATGTTACTGATAAACAAAGTGAAAAAGCTAAAGATCGTCAATCACGTAGAATAAAAAGATTGTTTTATGAAGGTTTCAAAGCAGGAGATGAAATTGATTCTGTTGTAGATGATATGCGTGGTCGTATTAATATTCTTGCAACTGTGGGTGGTTGTGATCCGGCTATTAAAGTTGATTTATCTTATATCAATGTTCAAGGTGAACAAGAATATACTCCTGAGTTCTATAATCATATTACGTCAATGCTTCAAGGTATTGTTAATCGTATCGGTGAAGTTAATGTAGAACTTATGAAATATCGTTTCAATGATTTCTTAAAATCTAAAGGTACTAAATATCATCCTCTTATTTGGAATCTTGGTAATGGTATGGGCGGTGATGGTAAGGGTTTCTTTAATTTTAGAAAAGATGAAAATGATAATGCTATACTTGACGAAAATGGTTATCGTATTCTTGATGCTGTAAATCCTGTTAATGTTGAAGCTGTTAAAGCTTTTCAATATGCTCGATTTAATGGTATGTCTAATCGTGATCAAGGTATTGGAATTCCTTATGTTGATATGCACGATTACATTTGGACACGTGATGTTATTCTTCGTCAATTCCAAGGTCGTTATTCATTACCTTCTGCTGATGCTTCTCGTATATATGAGTTTGTAACTGGAAATACTCTCACTGAACCTAATGCTACTAAAAGAAGTCTTCCGTTTAAATTTATAAATACTGATGGTACTTTCGTTAATTATCGAATAGCTCGTACTAACGATCTTGAATCTAATTATCTATTTCAACGTGTGAAAGATACTTTCCGTACTGAAATGGAAATGATGCTTGAAGCTAGACGTCTGTTATTTGATTATGATGCTAATACTCAAACTCTTTCTATTAAGAAAGAATATCTTAGACCAGAAGATGATGTTCGTCAAGAATTTAATTCTTTAGATTCAGATGAACGTAGTAGAATGATTAGTGACCATAATGGTGATGCAGAAGCTGCCTTTAGAGCTTTTTATGAAAGTCGTGCTTTTGATAAAGATATATTTGAAGGTCTTCAAGCTCCTATATTCTGGGATGGTAAAGCTCTTCTTAAAAATGGTAAGCCTACAGGTAATATCTTTAAGTTTGGTAATCTTAATTTTAGATATACTGATGCTAACGGTAATACTACTGTAAGAAGTATTATAGATTATATCGAAGACGCTTTTAATGAGCTTCATCCTAATGCCGCAAGTTCATTCGGTAAATTCGAACCATTCATGATTTGTGGTGAAGATTTCAATACTGCTTACGGCGATGTTATTGATAATGCTTATATGCGAATGTTTGTTGATAGAATCAATAGTCATCTTCAAGATGCTTTTGATTATCTAGCTCCTGTTAGGGATAATATTCAATCGACTCTTACATATAAGAATCAACTTAAAGCTCTTAATGAAACGCTTCCTGAAGATTATAAAAATGATCGTTATTGGGGTTATGTTGTTTCTAATCTTCTTTGTAATCATTATGTTGCTGATATAGCTATTCAAGAGATATTCACTGGTTATACTTTTGAATTTAAGAATGCTCTTGATTGGGCTAAGCGTGCATCTCAAGGTGTAAGACCGGGTTCCACTACTCGTTCTAATACTACATATACACAGATTGTTGTATCTGATGTTAATCTTAAAGACAATATGTTACAGAAGATGCTTGAACCATTTGCAAATGATAAAGCAACTTCTGATGAACTTAATAGACGCTTTGGTTCTAAGACTATTACAACTGCCGATGCTTTCAATGTTATTACACAAGATGAGTGTATTAGACGTTTCAAAGCTATGGGTGATTATGATAGTTTTACTTTACCTTCTGGTAGAACTTTAGCTGATATTGTTGCTGATGAGGATACACTTATTAGTCCTAGTGATTATGCACGTATTGTTGAACAGTTAAAGTATTACTTCTATAAACGTGGTAAGTCTACGCTTAATAATAGATTTAATACTGATATTGTGTTTTCGCATCAAGATAAGAATAGTACCCTTGTTATATTCAAACGTATGTACAAAGGTACTGGTTATGAAACTCTTTATGATTGGATGAAACAAGAAGGTATTGATTCTATTAACTTTGAATCTGGTCATAAAGTTGGTGGTATGCCTAAAGTTCAACTCTTTGATATATCTAGAGATATTGCAGTTGATTCTAAAGGTTTCCCTATTTTAGATGCAAATGGTAAATACACTTATACTAATGGTACAAAAGCTACTCTTAATATTCAGTATAATGAAGCTACCAAACGTCTTGAATTAAAAGGTTATCCTAAAGGTGTTGAAGATTTTAAACACACTCTTAGTCATAGTAACCTCTATATTCAACAACAAGTTCCTTCGCATCTTATGGATGAAGAGAATAAGATTGGTACTCAGCTTCAAAAGCGTATTCTTGATAACCTTGTATTTAATGGAGATTATACTATAGGTAGTACTGTTCGTAAAGGTAAAACTGGAGATTATTCTTATGATGGTTCAGGAGCTTTTGAGTATTATCAGATGTTACTTTCTGCTAACGCAAATGATGAGATGTATCGTTTGTTGGCTGATTGGGGTGCTATTACTAATGACGGTAATATTAAATATACTTCAATTGAAACTGACGGTGGTCTCAGAAATGTTATCGGTGTTGATCTTGATTTAGTTCTTGCAGATCTTCGTAGATATTTTAATGAAACTGAAATTGATAGAAATTTCATAAAAGCTACTGTTGTTGTTAATGGTAAACCTTTTATACCTTTTTATCATCCTACGATTAAGAGTCGTATTGAATCAGTTCTATTAGCTCGTATTACACGTCGTGTTACTAATCTTAAACTTAAAGGTGCTCACGTTACTATTCAACCTGATACTTTCTTACAACCCGCTGCTGTTACGTTGGACAAAAAAGGGATTGTTAAAGGGACCCAAGCTAATGTTCAACGTATGTATCTTGAAGGTCAAATTAAGTTCTCTGATGATTATTGGCAATCTCGGGCTGAACTTAATGAAGATGGTACGATTAAAAGAGATGCTAACGGTACGCCTATAATTAAGAAAAATGCTGACTTTAAACTTCAAAGTGAATATTGGGAAACTAAAGCCGATGGTACTAAAGTCTTTCATCCTGCTGAGATTATACTTAATAACTGGGATTCTCGATTTAAATTAGATGCTAATGGTAATCTTGATTTGAATAGTGTTCCAGAGAATCTTAGAACGATGTTTGGTATTCGTATTCCTACTGAGGGTCATCAATCTATGTTCGTTGCTAAAGTTGTAGGAGTTCTGAATAATGGTGCTAGTCAAGCTATAGTTCCTGAACATCTTGTTACTCGTACTGGTTGGGACTACGATATTGATAGTATCTACTTATCTATGAAAGAATTTGACGTTATTGATGGGCAATATGTTGAATATACTAAAAATGATAGTGATACTTATAAACGTCAATCTTTGGAATACGTTTCTGATGTTTACTTTAGTAAAACTAAAGATGCACTTAAAAATGCATATCTGAAAGAAAAGATTCCATTGATTAATGAACTTGCAGATATTAATGCTAAAATCAATGCACAAGCTAGTATTGATAATTCTGTTATAAGACGCTTAAAGCAAGAATATAAGAATCTACAGCAACAACGCTTCTATTCAAAGAACGTATCCGAGCGTAATGCGCTTGCTAAAGCTATGGAATTAAAGTCTGCCGAGATTGAAGCTTATAATGCTGCAAATATGAATCCGGCTATATCTGATGCAGAACTTAAAGCATTATATGATACTAAAGCTAGTATTTACTCTAAACTTAAAAAAGCTAAGAGTGATTATGATGCTAAATACGAGAAATTCATTAAAGAAACTGTTACTCCAAAATGGAATAGTCTTAATGAATATCGTCGTATGCCTAGAGCTGCTAAGGATAATGCTATAATTGATACTTGGATTGGTATTCACTCTGATATTAAGAATACTCTTAATAAAGAGAAACCCAATGAGTTTGATCATAGTAAAGCTGCTGCTGCTTATATAAATAGAATTGCTGGTTATGATAACTCTATGATGAATCAGCATTTTCTTATTGATCAGATTAAGATTCGTAATATTAATAATAATATTGCAGTTCTTAAAGGTCAATCTATTGCAGCGGATAATGCTCTATCTATAATGGGATTTACACAGACTATGTTGTCTGATGAATTTGCTATTCCTATTAGACTTAATTTTAGTGATATTAAAGGTTATAATGAAGATATTCCTAATAAAGCTGAATGGGCTAGAAAGCAGATTCTTAAATGTTTTAAAGATGAAAGATTATCTAATGGTGAACACAGTGTTCAAGTAGATGTAGCTTCTAATAGCGTTACAGTTTGGTGTCGTTCTCTTTATAATAATGATTATGGTACTTGGACTGATATAAATGGTGAGCCTATATCTGCACAGCGTTCTGAATTAACATCTCATATTCTTGATGCTGTTAAAGATAATCTTTGGTTTAATATGAATACATATACTATTGGTAATACCGCTTTACTTGCTTCATTCCCTATAAGTTGGAATGCTAATCTTAAAGCTAGCAATGCTAAAGTTGAAGGTACTAATAGATATATCTATTCTGCTCTTATTGAATCTCAGCAAATCATTACTGATTTTGTTACGAATATTTCAATTAAGTCTATTGAAAACTCTAATAACTTTACTAATGTTAGTTTCCATAATGTACGCAGTGATTATATGATTGACGCTGTTGCTACTATGAGTAAACTTCTTGCTGATAAAGGTAATAGTCTTAAAGCTTTTGCTAAGAGTTATTTTGAAACTACACAAGATAATGTAGGTCTTAAAGATGTTATTACTAAACTTAGTAAATATCTTGCACAAGAAGATCTTAGTAATATGGCGATTGCGAAAGCTCACGAACATGGTCATACAATAAACATGAAACAAACTCATGCTATGGCTAGATTTATTGAAGCTCTTGCAAATGAAGTTGGTGTTACTGCATACGAAGTAGATAGTAAGATTCAGAATAAAGCTAAAACTATTACTGAACTTGATTCTCTATTTAAAGAAGGTCAAAACTATAAACATACAGTTGAAGATTTTGAAGCTTATGCTAATTATCTTAATCGACAACTTGAAGTTTTAGATTACTATATGTACGTTGATAAAGCTGTAAATGCTATGAAACGTGCACAAGGATGTCTTATTACTGAAAAGAAAGGTGCTGGTCCTAAGACTTCTGAAAGTAATAAGCTCTTTGAATCTATTGCAATGCTTGAGCATAATGTTAATACTCTTATTCAGAATGCTAAAGATGCAGGTATTCCTGAAAGTATGCGCAATGAATTACTCTATAAATACTATAGTGTAAATGCAATTACTGATAAAGGTGAAGTCATTGATAATTGGTTGCTTAAAGCTAATGATTATCTTCTTGAAAATAAGGATTCTGATGGTAAAGTAATTCAGCTTGATAAACCTAAATCCCCTTTTAGAATTGGTGATAAATCAATGATTGAAGCTATATTTCCGTCAGTTGTTAATACTAATTGGGAAATTGAAGATAGTGCTTATCCTATTCTTCAACAACAATTGTATTCTACTAATGAGATCTCTGTTAATATGTTTCATGATCTCTTCATTAGTGAGAATCCTGCTTTCAAAGATAAGATTAATTATTGTATGGCTAAGCTTAAACAGATTAATAATCCTGAACTTAGAGAAGCTCTGGTTAATTATGCTATTATTGATAAAGTTAGACAAATGCCTTTCTTTAATGATGACAGTAAAAGTCCGGAAACACTTCTTGCTGAACGTGCTAAGTTATTAGGATGTGTTAATATTGTTAAAGACGAACAAACTAATGAATTTAAATTCAAAGGTGCTGTTGATTTAGCTCTTACTAATGTTAATCTTAAGAATTGGTACAATGAACTTGAAAGTAGAAATTATACTCATGATGAAAAAATAGCTATGTTTAAAGAATTACCTGTTGGTATTCAATTAGCTATGGTTAAGAATACACTTACTGATGGTAGATATGTTGCTGTAAATGGTCAATATGTTACTAAAGGTAATCTTAGACTTAATCCTAATCATATTCTTTCATTGCTTTCTCCTAATACTATGGAGAGTACAATTGTAAGAACTGGATATATTTCTATTTCAACTAAGGAAAGTGATGATGTTGATTTTACTAGAGATACATTCTTTCAGCTTATTAATAGTCCTGATGAGTATTGTCGTATTCTTGGTGAGAACTTAGTTAAATACGCATTCTGGGTTAATAAACTTGATTTTGGTCGTAATCTTTCTAAGTATATTCCTATTGATCTTTATGGTAAATTCAAAACTAAAGATGGTAACTATGTAAGTGCTTATAAGACTTCATGGGGAGATCAATTTGATTCTATTAGTTTTGAATCTATCGACGGTACTAGTGACAGAGATATTAGATTAGCTATGAGAGAACAAGGTATTACTAATGGCGGTAGTAACTTCCGTTCA